AATATGCGTCCTTCAACAACTCTCGCTCTCTACATTTCTTTTTGGCTGCTTGGCCTGTTGTTGGTATTTGGTTCACTGCTCTTGGAGTTAGCACGATGGCATTCAACCTGAATGGTTTCAACTTCAACCAGAGCATCATGAGTTCTGAAGGCAAAGTTATTAACACTTGGGCTGATGTACTCAATCGTGCTGGACTGGGGATGGAGGTAATGCACGAGCGTTTTGTGTCCGCATGGCGCTCGTTAAATCGGATGAATTGCTGGAACTCTCTTGTAGACAATCAGCAGCCAAGCCTTGCAAGCGTGTAAGGAAGGTTCAGAGACTAGGTGGTTTGTGGCGATCTCCACATGTAATACACCATTAGCGTCCGACACTCTTATGAGTGATGATATAGTCCTTGCCCCTGGCGACAGAGGGATTTCAAGAATGCTCACAACTTCCCACTTGATCTTGCTGCTGCTGATAGCACTCCTGTTGCTCTCACTGCACCTGCAATTGGTTGAGTTAAAACTTAAAAAATAAATAGAGGAGTTCTTTGGAACTCCTTTTTTTATGTTCTTCATCCTTATAAGTTTCATACTCTTTGGACTTTTTATGTTTATAATGTCGATTACACAAGACCTATGATTGCATCAGAAACTCCTTACAAACTTGCAGAAATTATTAGGGATACTTGGCCTGGTCTTTACAGAAAACCTCAAGTGACCTATAATAGTCAAAAGACTTCTAAAAATGAAAAAGTATAATGAGGAATATTTTTCAGTAATTGAAACCAAAACAGGTAGAAAAATTGCTGATTGTGGTGAAGAGGAAGATGCTTTGTTGATGGTTTCATTTGATCCTCAGAATAGAACTATTACAAAAAATAAGTTTTTAATGGGTCCTGTTGTTGATATAGAAATTCCTAAGGCACTTCCTACTAATGAAATCGTTGTTTCTAAAAAGACTGAACCAAAAAAATTAAAGACTTATTTTACCAAATTTCCCGATAATCAACAAGAACCTTTTTATGTATAAATTATCTGAGACTTGTCAAATTAATAACCTCAATTCAATTTACTTAAAATATTTTGGATATCCATCAAAAGGAACTTTCGTTGAAGTTGGAGCATATGATGGAGAATCTTACTCAAATACTTCATGCCTTGCTGATGTTGGGTGGAATGGTTTGTATATAGATCCAATACTTGAGCATTGTTTATATTGCTCACAACGGCATCATGATAATGATGTTAGTGTTGTGAATTGCTCTATTGGATCAGATGAAAAGGAAATTGAGATGTATATCCATGGGGCACTATCTACATCCAATTTAGATCATTTGAAATGGTTAAAAAATAATGCAGTTGGAAAAAATATTTGCAAGCAATATAGACTGGAAAATATTTTAAATAAATTTAAAATAATCCCAGGATTTGATCTTTTAGTCGTAGATGTTGAAGGTAATGAAGATGATGTATTTAATTCGTTTGATTTAAATTTTTGGAATCCTAAAATGATTATAGTGGAATTAATGGACAATCATCCCGAGTTCACTGAATATGACATTTCAAATGTTCATAGAAATTTGAGGGGAAGAATAGGAAAATCAAAGTATATTGAAGTTTATAAGGATCATATTAATACAATTTTTATTAAGAATTTAGAGGAATAATTATATGATATCAATGAATTGTCTTGGTGCTATTGGAAGACTTGGCAATCAAATGTTTCAATATGCTGCTCTTCGTAGTATTGCTAAAAAGAATAACTATGAATATTGTCTTCCTATTAATCCTAGATTAAATAATGAGGACTTTAATTTATTTGATTGCTTTTTATTGGATAATGAACTTAGAGCAAATACTAATTTTTATAAAATTATATTAGAAGATCTTGGGTTTAATGAAGATCTATATTATAAGTGTCCTGATAATATAGATCTTCAAGGATACTTTCAGGATGTTAAGTACATAGAAAATAATTCTGAAGATATTAAAAAATGTTTTACGTTCAAACCAGAGATTTTTCAAACTGCAAATAATACTTTTAGATCTTGCTTTTCTAATCAAAAAGTAATATCTCTACACATTAGAAGAACTGATTATTTTGATTGGAATCATAATATTATTCATGGTATTGAATATTATTCTCAAGCACTTAAGTTTTTTGATGATGATATAAAGGTTTTAATATTTTCTGATGATATAGATTGGTCTTGTGATCAATTATTGTTTAAGGACAATAGATTCTTCTTCTCTCGCAATAATAATAATGCAGTAGATTTATGCTTACAGACTTTATGTGATTATCATATTATTGCTAATAGTTCTTTTAGTTGGTGGGGAGCATGGTTGGCAAACAGCAAAAGAGTTGTAAAACCAAGAGTATGGTTTAATGGAAATGAAAATTTATTAGATGTTGATCATTGGATATCAATATGATAAAACTTCTTTATTTTGGAAGATCTGAAAAAGATGGAATTTGGGAATATGATTACATTCAAGACCAAATTCTAAATGAGTTTGAGATAGAAACCTGCGAGTTTATTTTATCTTTAGAAGAACTTAAAATTAGAAATCAAACATTCGATGTACTTGTTTATAGTTGTAGAGATCCCAATAATTATCCTTGGGGATATATGCCAACATATCAAGATATCTTTGAATGCGTTATGATAACTAACCCTAAAATTATAATTCAACTTTCCGATGAATTTGACTTTGAAAATTTGCAAGAACATAATCAATTGGGAAGATACTGTGAATTGTTTTTGAGGCAACATCATTTTTCTAATTATGAATATACTTCAAATACAATTCAAATTCCTCTTGGATATGGAACTGGGTGTATATTCCCAGAATCAGTAACTCCAATTTCTCAAAGATATTATTCTTGGACACATGCAGGAGAAGTAAAAACTGATAGGTATGAAATGTTGAATCAGTTTCAAAAGATTTATCCACATTGGCAAGTTTGTGGAATATCAAAATCCGATATGATAAACTTATATAATAATTCTATCTTTGTTCCATGTGGTAGAGGTAATTCATCATTGAATTGCTTCAGATTATATGAGGCATCTATTTGTGGGGCAATCCCAGTAGTAGTAGGTTCAAAGGATGAGATAGAATGTACTTTTAAGTATGAGGAAAATCCTCCTTGGTTATTTTTTGATAGTTGGGAAGATGCATCAATTGAATGTTTAAAACTTCTTGAAGATAAAGAAAAACTTCAATTGATTCAATATGATGTCTTAATATGGTGGGAGACAAGAATTAATAAAGTAAGGAATAAAGTAAAGGAAGTATTATTCACCAACCTAATAAAAAATAAACTAAAGGATTTTCCTCCTATAAATTTTGTAAGTATTGAAGAATCCGAAGACAGGAGAAAATTACTTTATAATAGTTTTGAAAAATATAAATTACCAAATATAACTCCCCATATCTACAAAAGATATAATGATATGGATCATCAAATAAGTGGTAAAGACTGTGATTTTTTAATACCGAAACATCATAGAGGTCCAGTAACTTCTCACTTAAAGGCAATTAAGGAGTGGTATGAAACTACAAATGAAGATTATGCCTTCTTTTGTGAAGATGATTTAAGTTTTGAATCTGTTCAATATTGGAATTTTACCTGGGAAGAATTTTTTAACAAACTTCCCGAAAATTGGGAATGCGTCCAACTATGCTTTATTAGCACTGCTGATTGGTACACTGATAGTAGATTATATGATGCAAACCATGTCTTTAGATATAGAGATTGGTGCGATTGGTCTTGCTGTGCTTATCTAATTAAAAGATCGCACGCTAAAAATATAGTAGAAAATTATTTTAATGGTGATGAAATTATTTTGGAGTATAAAGGAATTGATTATGAAGGTAGAGAAAGGTCTGACCATAGATGGTTAATTCCTACTCCAGAATCAATGGTGTATTCTTATTTCAAAGAAAACTCTATTTACTTTATTCCATTATTTTTGGAATCATTAAACTTCAAAAGCACTTGGGTAACTGATGAAAGTCAGAATTCTTTCCATACTTACTCTAATATTAGTGTTCTGAATTGGTGGAAAACAATTGGCAAAAACCTTAGTTTGGATGCTATAATACCTTAATATATACTAGGATGACTATAAAATAGTATGGGATTTGTAAAAAAAGTTTTAGATAATGGTGGATATATTAAACCCTTAATCATACCATCAGAATTAACTCAAGGAACAGGATTACTCAATCCTTCAGTTTTTATAGATGAATATGGAAATATACTTGTAAATATAAGACATATTCAATACACTTTATATCATGCAGAATTAAACAGATATGAACATCAGTGGGGTCCATTAGTTTATCTTCATCCAGAGAATGATCTTACATTGACAACTACAAATTATATTTGTAGATTGGATTCAAATTTAGACATACAATCATTTGGTCAAGTAGATACTTCCTTATTGGATGTTAAACCAATTTGGGAGTTTGTTGGTCTTGAAGATGCTAGGTTATTTAATTGGGAAGGTAAGTTATATCTGTGTGGTGTTCGTAGAGATACCACAACTCATGGTGAGGGGAGGATGGAATTGTCCGAACTTCAAATTAGCAATAATACAATAAAAGAAATTTCTAGAGTTAGAATACCTGCTCCTGGAGATAATAAATCTTATTGTGAGAAAAATTGGATGCCAATATTGGATCAGCCATACCACTTTGTTAAATGGACTAATCCAGTAGAAGTTGTTAAGTTTGATTTGCAATCTCAGACAACTACTCAAGTTCACCTTGGTGAACATAAACAAATGCCAGCTGATCTTCGGGGTGGTTCTCAAGTCATCCCATATAAAAATGGATACCTTACTTTAAATCATGAGACTTATCTTTACAACAGTGAGGCAGGTAGAAAGGATGGTACTTATAGGCATCGTTTTACTTATTGGGATAAGAATTGGAATGTAATTTCTCATTCAGATAACTTTGAGTTTCTTGGGGGTAAGATTGAATTTTCTTGTGGATTAGCAAAGAGAGAAAATGATTTCTTGATTAGTTTTGGTTTCCAAGATAATGCTGCATATATTTTAAGTGTTCCTGAAAGAATTGTGGAGGAAATGATCAATGCTTGATGTACTAAATGAATACTGTCTAGATACTGAAAATTCGAAATATAACTTTAATTTGGCATTAGAATATGACAAGATAGGACAAACTGCCTCTGCTATTTCCTTTTACTTAAGAGCAGCAGAAAGAAGTGAAGATCCTGAATTGTCATACACTTCAATCCTTAAAATGGCATTATGCTTCCAAAAGCAGGGGGGAAGAATTCAAACTGTTAAAGGGGCATATCAGCAGGCAATAACAATCCTACCAAAAAGACCTGAAGCATATTATCTATTAGCAAAAATCCATAGGGAAACTAGTATTCATCATGAGGCATATTCGACGATAGAAATTGCTCTTAATATCTGTGATTTTGATGATACTAAATTATGTGAAAATGTTGGATATTCAGGTTATCATGATTTAATTTTTGAAAAGGCAGTTTCTTCTTGGTGGTGGGGAAAGAAAGATGAATCGAGAAAGTTATTCCGAAGATTATTTGAAGAATATTGGGATGTTCTTGATGAAAAGTCCAAAGAAGTAGTAATAGACCATATTTCTAGATTGGGATATACATCTAGAACGCAATCATTTTTACAGTATGATAAAACAAAGTATCATTCATTAAGATATAATTTCCCAGGTTTAGAAACTATTGATAGAAATTATTCTCAAGTTTATCAAGATATGTTTGTTCTTTCTATGTTGAAGGGAAAGAAGAATGGAACTTACCTTGAGGTTGGATCTTGCCATCCATTTGATGGAAGTAACACTGCTTTACTTGAAACTAAATTTAAATGGTCAGGAGTGTCCATTGAATTTAAAGAAGATCTAGTTAATTCTCATAATTCTCAGAGATTGCCAACTGCTATTTGTGCCGATGCTCTTAAGATAGATTATCGATCTCTCTTGAAAGAAAAATTTTCTACAAAAACTATTGATTATCTTCAACTTGATATTGAACCTGCAAAAAATACTTATGAAGTTCTGTTAAAAATTCCTTTTGATGAATATAAATTCGCAGTGATTACATACGAACATGATCATTATGTGGATGCAACTAAAAAATGTAGAGAAAAGTCTAGAGAATATCTACAGTCTAATGGATACATTTTAGTTGTTTCTGATATATCTTCTGACGGTGTATGTTCTTATGAAGATTGGTGGGTTCATCCTGATTTAGTTGATCATAATGTAATACAAATTATGAAAGATACTTCTGATGAAATAAAGGAAATTGAAAAATACTTTCTCAATAAGAAATTTTATGCCGAATTTGAAACTGATAAGTACATTTTTGAAAACTTTTTCCCAGACTTAACTTATAATGGGGTTATAGTTGAAGTTGGTGCAGGACCACCAGAGTTTTTGAGTAACTCTAAATTCTTTAGAGATCATGGTTGGAGGTCAATTTGCATCGAACCAAATCCAAAATTTGTGGAACAGCATAAAAACCTTGGAAGTGAAGTATATCAATATGCTTGTTCAAACACCGAGGGGAAATCTAATTTCACAATAAATTTAAATAATGATCATTGGTACTCAGAAACTCATGATGGGGTCAGTTTCTCTGCATTGGAGATTAGATATGATGGAGTTCCGGAACATAATACTCAAAATACAATAGAAGTCGAACGAATAAAATTGAATACTCTTCTTGAAAAATTATCAATAGAAAAAGTTGATATTCTTTCTATTGATGTTGAGGGATGGGAACTTGAAGTATTGATGGGGTTCGATCATTTGAAATATAATCCGAAAGTTATAGTTTTGGAAAATTTTGAAAAAAATATTGAATATGAAAAATTTATGAATTCTATCGGATATACTAAAAATATTAATCTGGGATATAATGAAGTATATTTTAAAAATCAAACAGAATCTTCGAATAGAAAAATTTTTTCTATAAGTGAAAAAACTCAAAACACTGTTTGGTCTGTAGATAACTTCTACGAAAATCCTGATGCAGTAAGAGAATTTGCATTGAATCAAGAATATGTTGAAGGTGGATTCGGTAGAGGATTCATCGGACGTAGGACAGATAAGCAATTTTTATTTCCAGGTCTCAAAGAAAAATTTGAGGAAATTATTGGAATGAAAATTACAGAATGGGAAAGTCACGGTATGAATGGAAGGTTTCAAAATGCACATGCAGGAGAACCTTTAGTTTGGCACTGCGATAGTCAAAAGTGGGGAGGTATGCTATACTTGACTCCTGATGCCCCATATCAATGTGGAACTACACTATATGCTCATAAGAAAACTAGAGCAAGAAGTTATTATGATGAAGGGTGGGATGCTGCCTGGAAAGACATTCCCGGAGATCCTCATCTAGATGGAACTTCATTTGAACCAGTGGATGTTCTTGGAAATGTTTATAACCGTCTAGTAATTTTTGATGCAAGCAATATTCATTCTGCTTCTGAATATTTTGGAACAGTAATGGAAAATTCTAGACTATGGCAAATGTTCTTTTTCGATACTTAATTTTATGAATTTTACAGTTTATTCAAAATACGGTTGTCCTTATTGTGTTAAGGTACTTCAAGTTCTCAATACCTTGAGTGTAAATAAAGGTTATCAGATCACAGAGTATGTTTTAAATACTCACTTCAGTCGTGAAGATTTTTATGCAGAGTTTGGAGAGGGATCTACTTTCCCTCAAGTAGTTTTGGCAGATAAGCATCTTGGAGGTTGTTCTGATACTGTTAAATACTTAAAGGAAAATAATATGCTTTGATGACTTCTATAAATAAAGGTGATTCCTCGCAAATCAATCGAGGTGTTGAATTAATATTAAGGAGAGAAAACCGTAAATCTAAAACATTTCAATATTGTTTTGAGAAGGTGGTCTCATTCTTTAATAGAGAAGTTACCATCTACTTTAATTTTTCCTTTGATATAAGGAAGCAAAAGTAGTATAGGAGAATTACAATGTTAGCAATCACCTTGGTCTTTTCAGTTCTTTTTGTTATACTAGCACTCTCTATTGGAGTGATAGGTGGATGGGTATTTAGAGAGTATGTTTGGTCTAGAAGACCTGAAAATCTGCATCCAGAATTATTTGATGCAGATGGAAATGTTTATCCCGATGAAATCATTGCTTTTAGATTTGAGCAAGTCGATCCAGAGGAAGATTACGAAGATTAATTAATGGAGATTTAAGAATGAAGTTACCACCAAATCAATTGGTGTCTGAAGTTATTCAAAGAGCATCAAACGCAAAAACTAGAGAAGAGAAAATCGAAATTCTTCGTCATTATGATAGTCCAGCATTGAGGGCAGTTTTAATTTGGAACTTCGACCCAAGAATTGAATCAGCAATTCCTGCTGGAGAAGTTCCATATACTGCAAACGATGCTCCTGCTGGAACAGAACACACTAGATTGATTCATGAATGGCAGAAATTTAATCATTTTGTGAAAGGAGTTAATAACCTCAATCAAACAAAACGAGAAGTTCTTTTTATTCAGTTGTGTGAATCTCTTCATAGTTCTGAAGCAGAACTTCTTTGTTTAACTAAAGATAAGCAAGTTCATAAAAGATATAAAATTACTAAAGCAGTAGTTCAAGATGCTTTCCCCGAGATTGTTTGGGGGGATGAAGATTGAAAATAATTCATAAGAATTGTGATCCAGTCACTGCAAAGGATAAGAGTCTTCCCCTAGATTCTTATCTTGTTACATATTTGAATGAGGATAACGTTTCTTATGATGTCGTAAAAGCATCATCTAAAGTGTCTATCTTCGATCACTACTATGATAATTATGGGAAAGGATCCCCTATTGATATTAAATGGACTGATGGAACAGTAAATCCAAAACTATGGGGGTCTCAAAAAACTAAAAAGAAGGGATGATGGGAAAGCACTATTTACTTAACTTATATGGATGTTCCTTTGTCCTTCTTGATGATGAAAAATGCCTTATAGATTTATTGGAGAATGCAGCAGTTGCTAGTGGTGCCACTGTGGTTCAAACCATCTCTAAAAAGTTTGAACCACAAGGTGTTACTGTAATTTGTCTTCTATCAGAAAGTCATATCAGCATTCATACTTGGCCTGAAGAGGGTAAGGCTGCAGTAGATGTCTATACCTGTGGTGATTGTAATCCCAAGATCGGTTGTGATATCATCATTCAACAACTTTATGCCAAGGATCATACTTTGAGTTATATTGAAAGATAAAATAAATACACTATATCTGGAGATTATATATGCTCTCTACTGCTTATAGATTGCGTCTTGAAGAGATTTGCGATAGGATAGTGAGACAAGAAGAAGTAAGTCTAGAAGATATTATCTGGGCAGAAAAACTTGCCAAGACAAATAGATCTGCAGCAACAATCTTAAGGCAAGCAAGAAGACGTGCTTCTAATCCAGATATGCAAGAGGGAAGTATGGATGATTTTTTAAATCAACTTGATTTAGGAGATCCAGATCCCTCAAATCATAAGAATAGATTTGGTGGAGTTGATGACATTATTGATTTCTTTTCTGGGGATAAACCAGATGACTGGAGACAAAGAGATTAAAACTGTATCCGATTTTACAAAAGTATTCTTATAGATATAACACGTTCATTTGCTATTCGCAAATAGCAAACGGAAGTAGGGAAACCGAAGGAACGCACTTTTACAATAGTAAAGGAGCACCCTAATGTCTAAAGCAACTTATAGAGGATGTCAGTATAATACTGATGTCCCAAAGGAAGAATATCGTAAGTGGTATTCACAAACACATTCACCAGCACATCCACAAAATACATATCGTGGAGTTTCTTACCGTCCCTGTAATAATCAGGAGGTTGCAAAGTGAATACTTATTTTGTTAGATATCTTAAGAATAAGGATAGAAAGGAAAAACTTCTTAAGATCGCACAAATTAATATGGCAAAGCAACCTCAAGTTGCTTGATAATTCAGAGGGGGACTTGACTTCCCCTCTTTTTTTGTGTAAAATTCGGGAAACACTATTCAACATATGGATGTAGAAAAAATCAAACTCATCGTCAACAATATGGAATGTCTTGTCAGATGTTTGAAGGAAGAAATTTCAAAAGAAGAACCGACTAAAATGGAGTATGTAAAGTTCACTACTCCATATGATAATAACGATTACGATGAAGTGTATCTAGATGAGAATTAAAAAGATGATGAGACTGCTTAAGGAAGCAGTGGAACAAAAACCTAATCTTTATTCAGAAGAAGAATTAAATTATATGAAATCTCAATTGGAGAACATTGAGAAACAGATTAAACTAGCAAAAAGAATGGACTATAGGGGATTTGGTAAATGATTAAACTAATTTCAATCACTCAAGGTGCTGGAGAACTTATCAATGCAAATGCACAAGAAGTAATTTCATATATTGCCAGAGTTAGTAATCCAAGCAATCAATTAAATTTTGATACTTCTGCTGGTCTTCTTAAGTATTGCATCAAGCATGAGCACTGGAGTATCTTTGAACATGCTTTTATGACACTTGAGATTAATACTACCAGAGGTATTGCAGCTCAAGTGCTTCGTCACAGATCATTCACCTTCCAGGAATTTTCACAGAGGTATGCTGATACCAACCTTCTATCAGATGTAGCAAAAGTTCCTGAACTTCGTAGACAGGATACCAAAAATCGTCAGAATTCTACTGATGATCTAGATGGTTATCTGAAACTCACACTTCAAAGTGAAATTCAAGAATACTTTATTAAAGGTCAGGCAATTTACAACAGACTTCTTTCTCAAGGAGTAGCAAAAGAATGTGCTAGATTTATTCTTCCCCTTGCAACTCCAACCAGGATTTATATGACTGGTTCTTGTAGGTCTTGGATACATTATATCAATCTTCGTTCTGCCCATGGAACCCAGAAAGAACATATGGAGATTGCTGAAGGGTGTAGAGAAATCTTCAATCAACAATTCCCAGATGCTGCAAAGGCTCTTGAGTGGGTCTAAATAAAATATATTGATTTCATAACTTATGGCAATTTATCCTGTTATTCATGTAGAAACTGGAGAAAAGAAAGAAGTTGAGATGAGTGTTCATGAGATCACTCAATGGTACAAAGACAATCCCGAATGGAAAAGAGATTGGTCTGAAGGTTGTGCAAGTCCTGGAGAGACTGGTGATTGGAGAAACAAACTAATCAGCAGAAATCCAGGATGGAATGATGTTTTGGATCGTGCAAGTAAAGCTCCAGGTTCCCGTGTAAAGAAACTCTAATGGCAAGAAAAAGAAGAAACAATGATTTGCAGCCAATTGGAATTGGCATGACCGCAAAGCAAATGAAGAGAAGGAAACCAATCAATACAGATTTCCTTTGTGATATTAATCCAGTAACACAAAATCAAACTAAACTTTTTGATGCCTACAATTCAGATAAACATTTGTTTGTGTATGGATGTGCTGGAACAGGTAAAACATTCTGTGCTCTTTACCTAGCACTCAAAGATGTTCTCAGTGAGATTACTCCATATCAAAAGATTGTGATTGTGAGATCTCTAGTTGCCACTAGGGAGATTGGTTTCCTTCCTGGAGACCATGATGATAAATCTGCACTTTATCAAATTCCTTATAAGAATATGGTAAAGTATATGTTTGAGATGCCAGATGATGCTTCATTTGAAATGCTCTATGGTAATCTGAAGCAGCAAGAAACAATTACTTTCTGGAGTACATCTTTTATCAGAGGTACAACTTTAGACAATTCAATTATCATTGTTGATGAAGCACAAAACTTGAACTTCCATGAACTTGATAGTATAATTACTAGGGTTGGTGATAACTCCAGAATTGTTTTCTGTGGTGATGCAACTCAAACTGATCTTACCAAGACTAATGAAAGGAATGGTATTCTAGACTTTATGAAAATCATCCAAAGAATGCCTGAATTTGAATCAATTGAATTCGGTGTTGATGATATTGTAAGATCTGGTCTGGTCAAGTCTTATATTGTAAATAAAATGGCAGCAGGGTTCTAATGTTTAATCATTGTAATGTAAGTCTCCCTCAACTTGAGAGGGAGACTATTGATGGGGTTAGATATTATAAAATCCTAGATGAAGATGGAGTTCATAAGTTTGCATCCATTACTTCAGTCACAAGTTATCACAATCGACACATCTTTGAAGACTGGAGAAAACGAGTCGGAGAAGAAGAGGCAAATCGAGTCAATAAAGCAGCAACAAGTAGAGGAACTGATCTTCATACATTAGTTGAAAATCACCTCCTGAATAAAGATCTTCCAGAGGTTCAATTAATCTCGAAACATTTATTTAAGATTATCAAACCCGAGTTAGATAAGATAAATAATATCTATGCTCTTGAAAGTTCTTTGTATAGTAAGGTTCTAGGAATTGCTGGAACTGTAGATTGTATTGCTGAGTATAATGGAGAACTTTCAGTAATTGACTTCAAGACTTCTAAAAAGGAAAAACCTAGGGAGTGGATCGAGCACTACTTCGTTCAGGCAGCAGCATATGCTTGTATGTTTTATGAACTCACTGGAATCGCAGTTAAGAAACTTGTGGTTCTAATGACTTGTGAAGATGGTGAATGCGTTGTTTATGAAGAATATGATAAAGCAAAATACATTAAACTATTGTCAAACTACATTAAGGATTTTATAACCTCTAAACTACAGGAATATGGAAAGTAAATTAGAATCAGCATTGCAATCAAAATTTTTATGCCAAGCAAAGTTCTCAAAAATTATTGAGGAGATTGTAAAGATAAATGATGATATGAACTATATTGATGCTATAGTTCATTATTGTGAAATTAACAATTTAGAAATTGAATCAGTATCTAAATTGATTAGCAAACCTTTGAAAGAAAAATTGAAGTGTGATGCTATTAATTTGAACTTTCTTAAGAGAACTTCCAGAGCAAAACTTTTGATATGACCCCATTTGATGTTTATAGGACTTACCTATCTTTGAAGAATCATTTCAGCAAACCAAATTATGATTATATTAAATATGCAGGTAAAACTAGAGCATCATTAGAAGCATTTAATAAGAGAAAGGATAAGTACTGGTATGAAAAACTTTCTCGTCAAAAAAATGACGAGGAAGTTAAAAATTTTTTTATAGCAAATTTCGTTCAGGTGGATGATCCAGGAAGACTATGGATTGGAGAATTAAGTCGGAATGGTGAAACCACTTATATTGAATGGAGTAAAAGACAGCAAAGTTTAAAGTATATTTTTAAAGAGCAATCAGACGAAATGTTGTCTGAAAATGACTTGAATAAACTTTTAGATATCTCAAAGCAACATCCTCCTATCTTAAAGAAGTATTTGAGTAGTCAGATATCTATAGAGACTTTAGTGATATTTGATAAGATTTTTGAATACTCTAAAAAGTTTGATAAAGTTCTATTGGATCCAGTGTGGGAAACCGTCTCGTTAAAAATTAAAAAGTATTCCCCATTTCTAAATATTGATATAAAGGAATATAAAACTATACTCCGAGTTTTAATTGAGGAAAGTTAGATGTCATTTTTTGATTCCGAAATAGTACAAAAGGAAATTGAGGATATTTCTGATTTGCAGAAGACCTTAACCAGAGATATCTTTAAGTTTCCCTCTATGACAAAGGAGGAAAAGCAAGAACACATGGAAGTTCTTGAACAGTTATTAGAAAAGCAACAATTGCTATATACTAGGTTAAGTCTATCTGATGACCCAAAAGCAATTGAAATGAAGAAGCAAGTAGTTGAATCTTCTAGACTTTTGGGGTTTGGTAATGCTGATATTAATACAATTTTCAACTCAATGAAAATGACAATTAAGAACATTAAGGCTGGTATTGACAGATAGACCAGCACCTGCTAGGATGACCTAGTGGGTATCCATTCAATCCTACAAATCCAATTAATCCGAGGTAATCCGAATGTCCTTTTCAGATCTTAAGAAAAAATCTTCTCTTGGTTCTCTGACTTCTAAACTGATTAGTGAAGTTGAGAAGATGAATACTTCAGGTGGTTCTGATGAACGAATCTGGAAACCAGAAGTCGATAAAGCAGGCAATGGTTTCGCAGTCATCCGTTTCCTTCCTGCTCCAGAGGGTGAAGAACTTCCCTGGGCAAAAGTCTACAGTCACGCATTTCAAGGAACTGGTGGATGGTTCATTGATAACTGCCTGACTACTGTAAATCAATCCTGTCCTGTTTGCGAATCCAATCGTGATCTTTGGAACACTGGAAGCAAAGCAAATCAGGAGATTGTACGTCAACGTAAACGCAAACTCTCCTATTACTCCAACATCTATGTTGTAAGTGATAAGGCACATCCCGAAAACGAAGGTAAGGTGTTCCTCTTCAAGTTTGGTAAGAAGATCTTTGATAAGATTTCTGCAGCAATGCAACCAGAGTTTGATGATGAAACTCCAATTGATCCTTTTGATTTCTGGCAAGGTGCTAACTTCAAAGTGAAGATCACTAAGAAGGATGGGTATTGGAACTATGACAAGTCCGAGTTTGATTCCCCTGGAACTCTTGGTAATTTTGATGATGATGTTCTTGAAAGTATCTGGAAGAAAGCATACTCTCTTGAGGACTTCACTAAAGCAGATTCCTTCAAGTCCTACGAACAACTTGATGCTCGTCTCAAGTCTGTCCTAGGTCAGAAGACTGCTCCTAAGAAAGATGAATCTTTCGATGATGAGGACAATGATCGTGGTCCAGAACTGACTGAAGATCTTCGTTCCGAACTTAATTCACTCTCTCGTTCTTCTTCAAGTGTTGATGAAGATGAAGATGATGCTCTAAGTTACTTCCAAAAACTTGCCGAGGAATGATTATCTGAGGGAGATGATTCTTAAATCATCTCCTTTTTTTGTAAGGTCATCTACGTATTGAGATGAGAAACCATATGACATAATCTGTCTCATATCATCAATTGCTGTTTGTAAATATCTTGTTCTCAATATGTAAATGTTTCTCTTTTCATCATTCAATTTTGTTTCATATTCATAATTTGAAACTGATTTAATAGGAGAGATTGTTTTTGTTACTTCTTCTATTGGATCATAATAATTCATAGAAAAGTTTTGATCTACCATTTTTCCACTGGGGAGAATTAGTTTTCCATTTCCATCATAGTATGTAATCGTTTCATAATGATGGATCTCTGATAATTCTTCTTCAGTATATTTTCTAGTTAAGTAATTTTGCATCTCATAGTCAGACATCGGCCATTCTGTTCTGACATTGATAACATTGTTTGAAATCAATACAACCCAATCATAGATTGGACTTCCATAGATCTTCTCTGCAACTTGCTCTGGACGTTCTTCACCTTGGATTGTATACTTTGAAAAGACAGTTATATTTTGAAAAAAGTCATCACGAATCTTTGCTCTACGAAATAGATTCTTAACCCTCACATAATCATATGCAGAGTTTCTTTCTGGTAATTGAGACTGGTAAAGTAAGTCTGATACTTCTCTGAAATAAGTCATTTATTATACTCCTGGAGGTCTCGATGTAGGTTGGAATGGTTCAACTGGTACTATCAGGGATTGTGCTGGAGAAGTTCCTTGTCCTGATGGACCAGGAGGTCCAGGAGGTGTAGGTGTTCCTCCACCAGTATTTTGAGTGGTTCCAAAACTCACATTATTCAGACTATCATACCCAACGGTGTTTTCATCGTTTGCATCATAATTATCATTATACAGTGGGGTTAATTCCGTAAATGCCAATTGCATTGTGACTGCAATTGGTTGAGAACCTCCTGCGGGTTGATCATTAAATGCTGCATAAAATCCATCTGGAGTATAATTAACTACACATTGCTGAAGAGCACAAGTTTTAATTTTCCCAATACTTTTTAAATCATCATTAGTAGATTCAGAACCTCTAAAATGAATATCAAATACATTTGGAGCACCAAGGAAATATGCAGCCTTTCCACCAGATCTTTTTGCTGCCATTCCTTTTTTGAAGAACTTAAGAATGTATCTGATGTTTCTTGCTTCCTCTTGACTTCTTGGGGTCATCTTAAATTGGAACCCAAATGATCTTAACTTTGGTCCTTGGAATAATAATTCAAGGTTAGGATTGATTGCAGTTCCAGTAATTCTAGATCTGAATGCCTCTGGATTTATATTGATGCCGAATTTTTGAGTGACTGCTGCTGCAGCGTTCAGAGCAAGAAGTTGTTTTATTGTTTCATTTGCAGTCGTATCTTTATTAAGTGCATTTGATGCTGCCCCCATTGCACTTTGTATTGCTGCATCTAAATTGAAGTTGGCAAGACCACTCGCAGCACCTAAAGCAGCACCACCAACTAATGCTGCTAATGATGACAGACTATCCTCACCCCAAGCAGTTACATTAGTTTCCGAAATATCATTAGGCATTGGAAGAACTGCAGTTCCTATTAATTCACTTTCTGTAGGTTTTTCACGAAATCTTTCTTTTGAAAATTCACCCGCAATTATTTTGTTAATATCTAATCCCTTTCCATTTAAAACTTCTGGAGTTCTATATCGTCTTTGGACTATTACTATTCTATCTTGTCCTGAACTCATATCCAATGGATACTTCAAAAATTCAGGTTTAAATTTTTCATTTTCTGATTGAAAGTCTTTCGAGGTTACTTCAAAAATTGCTGGAGTTCCTGATGGTGCTCCAGAACCTCCACCAGTATCTTGATTTGGGTCTGCTCCTGGTGGATTTTCCGGTGGAGAAACTTCAGTATTTCCTAGTAATAATTCTTCTGCGTTAGTTGCTCCACCAACAGTTGCTGTTGCTACAGACTGTCTTCTAAATATATCAATATTTTTTATAATTGAAATTTCATTATCCTTTGTTATAGGAGCGTTTTCATCAAAGGTTAATTTGTTACTTTTTAAATCGAGAGTTCCTATTGATTGGAAATCAAATTGAGATTTTCTTTGATAAATTTGAGATACTTTAGTTGTAGGATTTACTACTATCGAGTATTTTCCGTTTATATTCGGCAATAAAAATTCATTTTTTCCTGGTTCTCCGTAGGTTTCCATATCTATCTACCCCACACTTTTTCTGAAGGAATTGGTATTTCTACTCCACCCAAGTCCCGAACAAATTCTTCGATAGGTAATAGACATATGGTATTCCATTCTGGTGTTGCAAAGTCTAAAAAAGGACTACGGACCTCTGATAATAAGTATTTATGTGCTCCTTTAGTAAACTTTGGAATTTTATTTTCTGCAAGTGAATTTGCAATTCCAATTCGTTCTTCTGGAGAATAATAATGTAGATTGACCGCAAAGAAATAATTAGGTTGAAAGTCTAAAATATAAGCAAGAGGATACTTATCGTAGAATGGAAGTTGCCTTCTCCACTTGGCACGGTATTCCCATAACATTAAACTGAATAGTTTTGGAAATCCTCTCACGACATTTTGATCTCGACCTCCCATAACATCAATATCATCAACCCTCTCATCAGTTATCATTTTACTGGGATCTTTTTCATACTTAACTGATCGTGCGAAAAAGATATTAGAACGATACCATTCCTTTGATCTATTCTGTCCCCCTGCTTTTTGATTAACTTCTTCGAAGATTGTTCTATACGCCAAGATTATCCTCCGTAAGTATTTGGAATTTCCACTTTCGATCTAAACAAAACTCTTCTGCTGCTTTCCATTTTGCCTGGTTCTTGGCGTATTCTTTCACTTCGTAGATTTGTTTTTGAGTAATTTTTTTACCAACCTTTGGTTCTTTAACTTGTCTTTTGGGTTTGATTTCAATTAAACTTTCTTTGATACATCCATCAGCATCTTTATACTTTATAAAAAAGTCTGGATAGTATCTATGAATTCTGTTATCAATAGGAGAAATATATGGAATATGTATTTCTTCAGAGGACCACTTTAGAATATTTTCATTTTTATCACAGTAGTTCATAAATTTAAGTTCCCATAATGATCTATAAATTATATTTTTATAGTCACCAATGTACTTTTCTGGGAATGATGGTTTGAATATTCCCTTATAGGACATACATATATTATATACACTTCCAATTATTTAGATGCCATCAAGAAGACTTTTCTATAGTACTGATGAGTTAGTAAGGAAATTTAAACCGTCACTTACCTCAACATTTGATGTGTTTATTAGTAAGTCATTTTCTGGAATTGATGATGAGGTTGTAAATTTTTCAGCATATGAAGCTGTCCTTCCAGGTTCATCTTTTGAACTAGGACAAGTGTTTGGTGATAGGCAAGGAGTAACAGAACAGTATGCAACTAAGAGAGTTTATCCTCCTGTAGATGTGAGTTTTTATGTTGATGTTGAGTATGGTGTATTAGATTTTTTCGAGAGGTGGTTTAAGCAAATTAATGATAAGTCTGATAATTTTAGATTTAGCTATCCATCTGGAGGTTATAAAACTAATGTAATTATTACGAAATTTGAAAGAGAATTTAGAGAAAGTAAAGATAGATTGAATTCCCCAGGAACCGCAGGAACAGTTTCTGAACCATCATATCAAGCAAGATATAATTTAAGAAATGCGTTTCCTTCTAATATTATTTCGGTTCCTGTATCATATGGTCAATCTGATGTATTAAGAACAACTATAACGTTCAATTATGATTACTATGATTTTGAAGTTAAGAAGAATAAGACATCGTTCAATAAAGAAATCTAAATACTTACAACTGAATTGTATATTTCAAAATGCCTTTACCAAAGATTGCAACTCCTAGTTATGAGTTGATTTTACCATCTACTAAAAAACCAATTAAGTATCGTCCATTCCTAGTTAAAGAAGAGAAAATTCTTATTCTTGCAATGGAAAGTGGAAATCAAGATGAGATTACAAATGCAGTCAAAACTACTTTAAAAGATTGCATCCTAACTCGTGGAGTAAAAATTGAAACTCTTCCTAGTTTTGATATTGAATATTTGTTCTTGAATATTCGTGCAAAGTCTGTGGGAGAATCTGTTGAACTGACTATTACTTGTCCCGATGACAATCAAACTCAAGTTGATGTTAGTGTAAATATTGACGAAATTAAAGTTCTAATTCCAGAGGGACATACTTCTGAAGTTAAAGTTGATGATAATATTACAGTGAAGATGAAGTATCCATCACTTCAAGAATTTATTGATAACAACTTTGATTTTGGTGCTCAAAATAATAGTAAAGAAGTAATTGACAAATCATTTGAGGTTGTTGCTTCTTGTGTTGATATGGTTTATACTAAAGATGAATCTTGGTCTGCAGGAGATGTCAGTAAGAAGGAATTGATTTCTTGGTTAGAAACTATGGATTCAAATCAATTCAAAGGAATTGAGCAGTTCTTCGACACAATGCCTAAATTATCTCATACATTAACTGTCGTTAATCCAAAAACAAAAGTTGAAAATGAAATAGTTTTAGAAGGGTTATCAAGTTTTTTCGGATAATGATGAGTCACGAAGACTTGGAATCTTATTTTAGAATTAATTTTGCCCTGATGCAGTATCATAAATATTCATTAACAGAGATTGAAAATATGATACCTTGGGAAAGGGAAATCTATTTAACTCTATTGGAGCAACATATTCAGGAAGAAGAAGAAAAGGCATCAAAAAAGCAGAGTCTCTAAATGGATACGCAAGATCTAATCAAAATTAAGAAACAAAGAATCCAGGAGGAACTCTATAAATTAGTTCCTCCTGGATTCCATTTGTCCCCACCTCCAAAGAATAGGGGAACGACTTATGAGAATTTAGATAGGTTTTTGGATAGAGATACTGAATTCTTGATGCAGGTTGGATATTTATATGCAACAAATAAAGATTATGATACTGCAATACAACATTTAAGATTTTTCGGATATTCACTTTCTAACTATAAAGAAGCAGAAGGTAAGGGTATATTTCATAAAGAACCAGAATTAAACAGAAACCTCGTTGAGGCTTGCGATTACCTTATTCGTTTCTATGATCTTGCTGAAATTACTATTAAGAGAATTAATGATGAAGAAGATGTAAGACTTAAATTACTTCAACAGCAGCAGGATAAAGAGAAGAAAACATTAGAGCAATCTGAAGAGAAGAAGCAAAAGGCAAAATCATTTGTTTCTGGTGCTACTAGTTTTAGACCAGGAACAAAGGCAAAATTAAAAGTCACGAAGTTGCCTGGAATTATTCCAAAGAGAGCAGCTCCTCAAGAAATCGTAGATAAAATTTCAAAACCACAGTTAGAAGCACAAGAAACTGAAGAAGGAATTGGTGGTTCAAAGAGAATTGTATCTGCTCTTGGAAGATTAGCATTATCAATTGAGCAGACTAATGATAATCTGAATGCTACTCTTGCCAAGATTGCAGAAGATATTGCAAATACAAAGGTAGAAAATAAAAAAGAAGTTGATGAATATAGAAAGAGAGTTGCCAATCGTGGAAGAAAGATTGGGAAGACTGAACTCGGAAGCAGCAAAGTAGATGTTTCTGGTTTAGTTAAGAAGTATGTTGGAAACTTCTTTAGTGGTGCTGGTGGAGCAATTCGTGCTCTAGCACTCTTCAATATGCTAGAAGCATTTATGAACGGGAGACCGTTGGATGCTCTTGGTCCATTATTAGGAATTGGTGCTACTTATCTTCCTGCTATTGGCGGATTGATAGCAGGAATGATAGGGAAGAAAGTCCTGGGAGGACTACTTGGTGCTGCTAGAGGAGGTTCTGCCGCAAGAGGTGGAGTAACTGCAGCAAGAGGAGTTGGGACTGCTGCTGCAGGAATGCCTAGGTTAGGTAAGTTTGGAGCAATCGCAGCATTAGGTGCTGGAGCATTGGCACTTGGAAGTGGAATGCTGGGAAAGAATGGAGGGGAACAAGATACTTCTGCACCAGATTCTGCCATTCAAACAAGATTAGATGAACTCGAAACTCAACAGAAAGAATCAACCCAACCTCAAGCATTAGGTGCCATACCAGATAGTGCTTTGAAGAGATTTGAATCATTGAATCAAAAATTTGAAAACGCACTTGACTTTTTATTGAAGAAACAAAAAGAGGTTCCACGTAGCAGAACTAGAGGTTCTGGTGGCAGTCCCACTCCACCGACACCTTCAGGAACTCCACCATCTGTAGATCAATTGTCAACTGATGTCCCTCAAGATGTAAATATCACAGGACAAACCGTAGATGTTGCTGGAGGAATTAGTTATTATGGTCCAGGATTTGAAGGAAATAAAACGGCAAGTGGAACTACTTTTGACCCCAATGAGCTGACAGCAGCACATAAAACTTTGCCATTCGGAACATTATTAAAGGTAACAAACAAAGATAATAATAAATCTGTTGTTGTTAGAGTTACCGATAGAGGACCTTTTGTCGGGGACAGATCTTTAGATTTGAGTGAAGGTGCTATGAGAGCTCTTGGTGGTATTGGAACTGGAGTTCTAAAAAATGCTACTATTGAAGTTGTAGAACCGAAAAATTCTCCTCCATCAACACCAGCACAACAATCACCAGTAGCACCAGCACCTAATCCCGTTGATCCAAATGGACCTCAATCAAATATAAAAAGATTAAGTGAATCAGTTGCAAAAGTTCCACAATCAACTCCAAATTTAATAGCATTAGGATTGCCCCCGCAAAATTCGGAAAAAACTCCAATGTCTATGGGTGACAACGGAGGAAATCCTATTAATCCAGTTTCCACTGGTTATGATTGTGTATATAGTGATTCCGCAAAAACTTATTGCCAACTAGCATAATATGGAAGAAACTGTAGTAAAGGCAAAACCTAAACAACCAAAGATTGTTACAAGAGTTTCTAACATAGAAAATCTTCAGAAGTCTGTTGATGATTTAAACACGACTTCCAGAAGATTAAGAAGATTATTTGAAAGAAATAGTTATCAAAAGAGAACTCAATTACCAGTATTAAAAAGATATAAAAGACAATTAGATTCAATTGAAAGAGCAGAAGAAGAAAGGGCAAGAAGGGCATCTAAAAAGAAAATAAAACTTCCAACAATTAAGAAATTTGCTGGATCATTTTTTGCACCTGATGCTTCTAAAGATCCATTTAAGGCAATTGGAGCACTTGCAGCATTTAATAGTCTTGAGAAAATTGCTTCGGGAGATTTGTTAGGAGCACTTGGTCCTGGATTAGTTGCTGCTGGAATGGTAGCAGGACCAAGTTTGATAGGTGTTGGGGTCAGTGCAGGAATGGATAAAATTTTGGGTAGAAATAAATTGAGGAGAGGATTTGATGTTACTGGAAGAAGAGTAAGTCAAGGGGCACAAGAAAGATACTTAAGTCGTTATGGTGATAAGGCATTTAAAAATAGATTTGGAGCAGATGCTCTCAAAAAATCTCAGCAAGCAGCAAGTTCTACTGCAACTGCTAGTGGAGGAGGAAAGGTAGCAAAAGCATTTGGCAGATTAGGAAAATCTATTATACCTGGTGTTGGTGCAGTTCTTGGTGCGGTTGATGCCAAGATGAGAGCAAATGAAGGTGACATTACTGGATCAAGAATTGCTGGAGCATCTGCTGCTTTAGATGCTGCTGCGGCTGCATCTGCAGCAACTGGAATTGGATTAGTTGCAACTCCTTTCCTAGGACTTGCTTCAGTAACTTTAGACCTTGTTAATTTTGCTCGTGACATTACAGGAATGAGTGAGAATGAAGCAAAGAAAAAGAAAGGAATACAAACAAAGTTAGAAGAGCAAACTAAAAAGCAAAAGGATCTAGTTAAAAGAAAGGATGAAGGTGGAGTGGGTCTTTCGTTCTCAAAAACTTTAATTGGTTATGAAAGGGTGGTTAATAAATTTGAAGAGTTTTCTAAGAATTTTAAACCACCAGAGGAAATTCTGGATATGACTGAAGGAGGACCACCAAATCCACCTCCATCATCAGCAAATCCATATACTGGACCAATAGATAAGGATTCCTTTTTTCCTCTTCCTGGGGGGATTTTATCTACTGCTGCAGTAAATATTCCTCTTGGTGAGTATGGTGCGCGAAGAGATTATGAGGGAGGACATAGCGGACAAGATATAGGTGGACTTCCTGGTAATAGTCCAGTTGTTGCTTGGAAAACTGGAACTGTTACAGTGGAACCAGGATTAGAAGGTCCAGATAATATTATTACTATAGATCACGGGAACGGTGTTTATACAAAATATAAGCACGTTATTGCTACAGTTAGTAATGGAGATACTGTATATGGGGGGCAGCAAATTGGGAAATTGCTGCCAGGAAGAGAGGAAGTTTCTGGAAGGATGTATGATACTCATTTACACTTTGAGGTTTGGAAAAATGGCAGACATATAAATCCTAATACTGACATATCAGCATCTCAAAAAATACCATCACCTTTAACCAGACAACGTGCCGAAGAGGAGCACAAGAAAAAATCGACCTCACAACCTTCACCACCAACTACACCTTCAAATTCAGTTCAACCTGTACCTGGAAGTAAATATACTTTAAGGGGAACAACATTATTCAAAGGAAATGATGGTAAATATTATTCAACAACGAAAGGTAATGATGGAAAATTTTTGGAAGTTGATAAACGTAATTGGGATTATGTGAAAAAAGAAGGAGAACTTGTATCATTCTCCCCTAAAGATAGGAATATTGAAATGTATCCATCTTACAATGACCAATCTTCTACGATTGCTATGGTATATGTCCCTCAGCCAGTGAGATCTCCCCAACCACAATCGCAATTATCAACTCAATTCATCACAATTGGTGGTGATACCTCGTTAAATACATTAGCATCATTAAAACGCCAAGCACTTTCTGAACTAGGATAAATGGCATCATATTTTAATTACAAAATAGAAGAGTTTATAATTGAGTCTTTAGATGGAGAAAAATCTATTGATGCCACTTCTTGTGTTGCCCGAATAAAATACTTTGAAGATATATTCAATCCATCAATTTTCATTTCAATGCAAGTTGTGAATACTGATGGTTTAATTTCATCACTTCCAATTCGTGGTGGAGAAAGAGTTCGATTAATAATTTCTCAAGAAGCAACAGGACAAAGAATAGAATTTACTGAAGATAAAAATCAATACTACATTTACAAAGTTTATGGATCAACATCTCAATCAACAAGGGAAGCATTCTTTGTTGATCTTGCTCCAGTTGATATGTATAAGAATGAGACATCTAGAGTAATTAGAAGGTATCCAGAAAATCAAGGTTCAGAACAAAAAATTAGTGATTCTGTAGAACAAATTTTAAAATCTGTATTAAAGACAGATAGGAATATTTTTGTCGAACCAACTCAAAATAGTTATGCATTTTATGGAAATACAAAAAAACCATTTAATGTCATCTCTTGGCTCTGCCCCAAATCAATACCTCCTGTCGGGAAATCTTCTCCAGAGGCTGGAACTGCTGGGTATCTGTTCTATCAAAGTAAAAATGGGTACAACTTTAGAAGTGTAGATTCTTTAATGTCACCTCTTCAACCTTCTTCAGGTGATTTGAAAAATTATATTCGGTATTTTTATAATGAAAATACAAATGAGTATGCAGATAATACTACTAATTTTAAAGTTCTTACAGTCCCAACATTTAATAAGAATGTAAATGTTCTTGATAATTTACTTGCTGGAATGTATTCAAGTTCAAATTACTTCCTTGATTTGAATACCAAAAAATTCAATTATTATAAGTATAAACTTTCCGATAGTTATGAGATTATGAACCACGCATCAAGTGATAAAAAATCTCCAAAAATTCCACAAGGATTGGAAGAAAGTCCTTCTAGAGTAATGGTAAGATTTATTGATGGTATCGTAAAATCTCCAGGAACAGTGAATCCAAATGAAAAAATAGATGATAGAATTAGATATCAGGCACACTCTGTAACTAGATATAATTTAGCATTCAGTCAGATTGCCAATATTACAGTACCCTTAAATTTAAATCTTACAGTTGGTGATGTAATCTTCCTAGATATAGGAGAGATTACAAAGCAAGAAAAGCAAAAGGACAGTAAGAAATCTGGGTTGTATTTAATTGCAGAACTCGCACACGAATTCAGTGACAATCAGGGTTATACTGGACTTAAATTAGTAAGAGATTCATACGGGGAACCATAAATCTATGTTAGAACAATCACTAATTAATCCTAATTTTGCAGGAAGAGATGGTTTCAAATGGTTTATTGGTATCGTAGCAAATACTCAACCAGATCGTGCTGACCTAGAGTATGGTTATAGAGTTCAAGTAAGAATTATCGGTCATCATCCAGGAGATGAAATAGAAGATAGAAATCTTCCTTGGGCTCACGTACTAATCCCTACAAATATGGGAACTGGTGCAGGTGGTGCTGGTATTAGTATGAATACCCGTGGTGGTGAAGTTGTGATTGGGTTTTTTGCCGATGGGGAAGACGCACAACAACCAATTGTAATTGGTTCATTATACAATGGAGCAAATGTAGATTACTTGAATACTTTTACGCAAGGAACAAAAGGATTTAAGTTATTCCAACAAAAACCAGGAGCAATTGTTAGTCCATATAACAAAACCGTAAGGAATGGCAAATCATCTCCAGGTGAACCTGGAATAGTAAAAACATCTGGTTATCACAATGGAGCAGGGACTGTAGCAAAAGAAGTGATAGATAACAATAATCCAACAGTAACTATTCCAGGGCACTGTAGAGAAGGAAAGGATGTTGTATCCCAAATCAATAAAGGATTAATCAAATTTATTCAGTTGATGAATGAAGTTAAGTACGTTAATGATACTTACATCAATCCAGTTTTAAACAAAGTTACTGATATTTCATCAGAGATTGATGAGATTGCTATTGTAATATCTGATGCTCTGATATGGTTGGTAAAATATATACGAGATGAAATTATAACAGGGGTCTATAATCTTTTAGAGGATTATATCGAACAAGTAAAACTTCCGAAGTGGGCGGAATTTTTAAAGAAGGCAGCAGCAGGTGAGATTGCTGATGGGATATGGTGCCTTTTCTTAAATATCATCAAGAAAATAAAAAATTTTGTTTTTGAGTTTTTGTTTGGAATGATTGGAAAGGTAGCAAGTATTCCAGTATGTTTAGTGGAAACTTTTACTGGTAGTATTTTGCAGTCAGTAGTAAATGAAATTCAAGATGCCATTCAACCTGCACTAGATCAGATTTCTTCTACTCTAGGTGGAGGAATTGGAACTGTAATGTCATATGTAGAAAAGGCAATTGGAATTACAAAAACAATTGCAAGTTTTCTTCAGTGTGAAGAATCTCCCTGCAAACAAGTCTTTAATTATGAAATGAACAAAGGATTTGTTCCAAAGGATGGAGACATTAAGTTCCAAAATATTATTAATTATTCTCCAGCACAAGGATTGAGAAATCTTTTAGATGATGGTAAGAAACAGGCAGCAGGATTTTTGGGTGGAATATCTGGAGGGGAAGGATTGCCTGAAGAATTGGCACCATATGTTGGTGGTTGTGATGTAAGTCTTCAGTGTGGAATGCCACAAGTTAAGATTTTTGGTGGAGGAGGATCTGGCGCAACTGGAAATGCAGTTGTTGATTCATTTGGACAAATTATGGGAGTTAATATTACAAATCCAGGTGGGGGATATTCTTCTCCTCCATATGTTTCATTCGAAGATTCTTGTGAAAATGGAACTGGAGCATATGGATATGCTCGAATTGAAAATGGGAAATTATCAGAAGTTGTGATGCAAAATCCTGGAGGTGGATATTTAGGACCAGATACATCAAATGTTGATGAAGAATCTGATGAAGAAACTTTAATACAATCTTCTTGCTCTATCCCTCCAGCAGAATCTTCTGGTGCTATTGTTTATCCTTATGTTCTTAATGTAATCATTGAAGAGACTGGAATTGGATATTCTTCAGAGGACTTTGCAATTAATTCAAGTTGTCCTGATAGTGATGTGAGATTAGATTTAGAATTGGATGATGATGGAAGAATTACTGCAGCAAAAATTACTAATCCAGGAACATCTATTAATACATACCCAGAGTTGGAAATAAATAGTGATACTGGATCTGGAGCAATTCTGAAACCCGTTTTAGGATTTAGTACAACTCCACCAGAGGAACGAATTAGTAATGTAGAAGTTCAAACTGTTGTATATTGTTCTGATAAGAAATGACCCTTAAAAAACCTCAACCTCAACCCACGGGTTATGTAATTAGTGATCCTCAAGATGGGACCATTATTATCGGAAAAGATCCAGATTCAAAAAGACCTAGACAAATTGAATTAGGAGCACAATCTTTAGGTTGTATCCGTCTTTTTGGTGATGGTGGATTTGATATCAGAAGTAATCCATCATCACAATTAAAAGATAACATCATCAGTAACTCAAAAGATGGTCTTGGGATCTATAGTAATGGAAAGGGAATTCATATTGATGCTGGAAATGGTGAGTTAACAATTACAGCAAGAAGTATTGTAATCAATGCCACAGGAGCAGACGAAGCAGGAGTTACAATTAGATCCGCACAACACATAAATTTAGATGCTGCTGATAATATTAAGATAGAGGGATCAAACGTTGCAGTAGCAGCAAGAAATAAATTAATTATAGCATCAAAAGGTCTTTTAAATATAAGAGGTAAAGGTGGAGTTCTGATTTCAGAACCAAAGACCAAATTAATTCCAACATCAATATCTGATGTAATACAAACTGCATTCCAATTCATTCTTCCGGAGTATTTTTAATGGACGCTGACGTAGTAAATTGTTCTTCGATGCAAGTTGGAGAATCTATATCTTTTCCAATTTCATCAGCAGAATTTTGGCCTAGTATTGATCCTCAAGCAATTTTTTCTCAACAAAATTGGGGCATCTCAAACTTTGTTGGAATGCATAATCAAGTTGGTCTTTATAATGGTATTGGATTATGGAATCAACTTGGAACTTATAGTGGAATTGGATTAGGATTGCACGTTGGTGGACACGTTGATGCTCAACCATCTTATGATAGTGCCGCAGTAACTACTGATTATGCTTCTCCGGATGGAGATCTCTGGGGAGATTGGGATTATAACGGAACCCCATTAGATTACTTACACAATCATTCCGACGTTCGATTAAAGGAAAATATCAAAACCCTTGATAGTTCATTGGATAAAGTTTTAAATCTTCGTGGTGTATCATTTACCTGGAATAAGCAATTAAGTCCATATGTAGGTAGAAGAAAAGATGTTGATATTGGTTTAATAGCACAAGAAGTGGAAGAAATTATTCCAGAAATAGTTCAAGAAACTTCAATTCCAAATTTAGATTTTCAAATTAAAAATGTAGATTATGATAGACTTGTTCCGGTACTAGTAGAAGCAATTAAAGAGCAGCAAAAGCAAATTGAGGACCTGAAGGAGACAGTCAGCAAACTGTCCACTCCTTCGGAAAAAGTCCAAGGAGTATGCTATGATACATAGGTCACTACCCCCCGACAAGATGCAAATTTCCAAAGAGCAACTCAAAGACCTCCAAGCAATGCACGAAGATATGGCAGCATATTTCACTGATGAGAATTTTCCCATTAGTGGAGAAACTTATTGGACTTGTGTAGAGTGTCTTGCTATTGCTAAACTTGCTGAACTTCGTGGAGAACTTGTTGCCTGATTTCAAAATTGACTTTTAATTCCAAAAATCGGGCAAAAAAATCTCCGGGTAAAAAATGCCCCTAGGGTTTTTATAACCATTCGTCATTAGCAGGGTCTTGTAGGAATTCAAGTATTTGTTGAGTGCTTTGAATTCTTTGATTTAATTTATTTTTTGACTGTGTATAAGCATATTGTTGAAGTTCAAACTCTGATCTAGATGCCTTTAAAGTATTGACTTTATCAATTAGGTCATTTCGTTCGGTTTGAAGAATTTGTATTTGATTAGTTATATTTGTAATTGAAGTTGCATATCCAGCACATTCCCCACTCGTGCATCCCAAAAATGGGTTCGAACAAACGTTAATGGGTGAGAAATAACTTCCTATTGCTACTTGATTGATATAATCCTGAGTTCCAATTCCAGCATTTCCGACTGTTAATGTTCCATCGGTTGGAGAAAATGGATTTGGTGCAGTATATGTGTATCCTCTATATCTTGCTTGATCTTGATTTACGATAGTTGTTGTAAGACCTGCAACCCAAGCAGTGGAACCACATCCAACGGAATTTGCTTGTTCTCCAATATCCAACACTAACTGCTGAAGATCTCTTATTTGAGTATTGATTGATACGACTTCTTCATCCAGTGATTCAATTGGAACATCAAAATTCTCAATTAATTGATTTGGACCAAAAACTTTTATTTGATGAGTTGAACCAATTCCAGTGGTAACTGCAATTCCAACTTCTAGAGTTTCAATTTGAGATATTTGTGCTAAATCTAAAGAAATTCGTTGATTATAAAACGCAATAATCTCTTCAGTTTCCGAACTAATTGCCATTTATCAAAAAATACTAATAATCTTATTTATTGATAAATAAGTCAGAAGAAAAATTAGTAGGATAATCTCCAAATGCCTTTAGCGAGACTCGAAAATTTACTGAAAAATCTGAACGGTAATATTCTTTATGTAGATCCGGCACAGTTAGATTCAACGGATTCTACAGATAATAGAGGAAATTCTGCTTTAAGACCTTTTAAGACTATTCAAAGAGCACTCCTTGAAGCAGTTAGATTCTCATATATTCAAGGTGCGAATAATGACTTATTCGACCAGACAACAATTCTAATTTCCCCAGGTACTCATTATATTGATAATCGTCCTGGATTTTATGTAGATGGAGATACTATTAAAAATTATAGTGGAACAACCACTGTATTGCCAGAATTAACACTTCAGAGCATAATGGATCTTGATGATCCTACTAATGAACTATACAAGTATAATAGTGCAGATGGTGGAGTTATTGTCCCTAGAGGTGTTTCCATTGTTTCAAGTGACCTTCGTAAGACAAAGATTCGTCCAAAATATGTTCCTTATCCAACTGACGAATTAATACCATCCACCTCAATTTTCAGATTGACTGGTTCTTGCTACATCTATGGTTTCTCTATTTTTGATGGTGATCCAAACGGAAATGTATATAATTATCCTTCTTCAAATTTCAGAACACCCCCAAGTTATTCTCACCACAAACTAACTGCATTTGAATATGTGGATGGTAAGAATAAGTATGTGAAGAATGGGGTCACTCTAGATAAGACTGACCTTGAAATGTATTACTATAAAGTTGCTAAAGGTTTCGGACAAAATACTGGAATTCCTGTAATTATTGATTGGGGGGTTAATACTAATCCTGACTTATATCCAAATGTTGAAGAAAATAGAATTGTTGGAGATCTTGGATTTGGTACAAATATAATCACGAACATTTATGCTGGAGACGGTGGACTTGAAATTTCTAACATTGTCACAGTAACAACTACTACAGATCATAATTTAAGTCCAAACACCGCGATTTTAATTTCAAATGTTGGAAATGGTTCTCAGCAAATTGCAGAGTATAATGGTTCATTTACAGTAGCTCAAGTTATAAACAGCACACAATTTACATATAGACTTCCCTCAAATCCAGCATCTACACTTACTCCACAGGTCAATAGCGATTCTAAACTGACAACAGTTTCTGATACTGTATCATCAAGTTCTCCTTATGTCTTTAACTGCAGTTTGAAGTCTGTTTATGGCATGAATGGTCTTCATGCTGATGGATCGAAGGCAACTGGTTTTAGAAGTATTGTCACGGCACAATTTACTGGAATTTCACTTCAAAAGGATGACAATGCATTTGTAATTTATAATGAATCCTCTGGAACATATAACGACCAAAGTGCATTTGAGGATGAGTTCTTACATCAGAATTCTAGAGCAAGATATAAACCTGATTGGGAAAGTTTCCACATAAAAGCATCAAACGATGCATTCATTCAGTGTGTGTCGATATTTGCGATTGGATATGCAAACCATTTTTCGGCACAAACTGGCGGAGATCAAAGCATCACCAACTCAAATAGTAATTTTGGAGCAATTTCTCTTTCTGCTAGTGGTTTCAAAAAGTATGAGTTGCCAAAGGATAATCACGGATTTATAACTCACATTATTCCACCTAAAGAGATTGATTCTCAAGAAGTAAATGTTACTTGCTTTGAATTAGATTCGGGTAAAACAAGTGACGTTGATTTGCCTACAAGAGTATATTTAAAAGGATATAATAATGAATTAACGGTTCCTCCATCAACTGTCAAAGAGTTTTCTATCGGTGGAATGGTTGATGATAAAATTTATATTAATGTCGATGGAAATATATCAAATGCTACAGTATCTCCAAGTTATGGGTTTGATCTAACAATTTCTTCTATTGATAGTTCTACAAATACCATTACTTTACTTAATAATCAAACTGTTGGTTCTATAACTGGAATTAATACATCGCAGGCAGTAAGAGTAGTATCAAATAATGGTCAATTGCCTGATGGAATAGATCCACATAAAGTATATTATATTAATACTTCATTAACTACAAATACAGTACAATTATCAGAAAGCATATCTGCTTCTGAAGATGAAGATAATGTTATTGATATTAATGATATAGGATCAAGTAATAGAAATTTAAGACTAGTAAGCAAAGTATCTGATAGATCTCCAGGAACTCCAGGAAGTCCAATACAATATGACTCTGCGAATGATGGTTGGTATATTAATATTCAATCCAAACAATCATTTGTCGATGATGTTATTGCTGGAGGAGATCCATCATTCTACATTACGAGATCTTATGACAATAGAAATCTAGATGATAAGATTTATCGTGCTAGATACGTAATTCCAAAAGATTCTTCAATAAATGCAGCAGAACCTTCTGTTGGATTTATTCTACAAAGATCTTCTTCTGCAATTTCAGATCTATATACAAAATTAGATACTGATTTGTCCTCAGTATCTCAAGCAAGAAATACTAATCAAATTGTAGATGCTTGGTATGCATCTGATGAAGCAAATATTATAACCAAAAATCCTCACAATTTAAGAGTGGGAGATGTAGTCAATATTTACAATTTGAAGAGTTCTAATGAACCATCTCCTGTTGGTTTGGGAACAGGAACTGGATATAATGGATCATTTATAGTTTCTAACGTTGTAAACGAACTTCATTTTAGATATGAAATTGAAATAAATCCAGGTACAATTACACCAACAGCAGAAACAACTAGAACTAATTGGCTAAACGTAAGAGATTGCAACTCTTCAACTTATAGAGTTCCCCCATATACGATTGAAGATGACAATAATACTAGAGAATCTCTTCCTTATTTTAGTTGTGAAGAAATTACTAATGAATTCCAAATTTATAAGGTTGATACAATTCAGAAATATTCCTACAATGTATCAGATGGTGTTTATTATGTAACATTGAATGCTTTTAAGAATACTCCTGATGTTTCTCCGTTTGATGTTGATAATTTAAGACTTTCTCAAAGTATAGAAAATCTATACCCAACTACTGATTTTGATAATCCAGTTTCAGATCCATATCCAACAAAGACATATGCTTCCAGAAAAACCATTGGTAAAGTTGATGTCAATGATTTAAATTATAGTGTAACTAAAGAGACAACCTCTGCGTTTTTATCTAAATTTGGAATTTCCTATGAAGTAGAACAAATTGAAAATACTGGATCAACTTGCGTAATCACGACCACTGTAAATCACGGACTACAAGGAATTTCTGCATTATCTATTTCTGGAGGTGGTTCTGGATTTGTAAATGGAACTTGGAGTGATATTCCTTTGTGTGGTGGAACTGGAGAAAATGCAACTGCGACCATTACTGTATCCGGCGGATCAGTTACATCTGCAACAATATCTCATCCAGGATCTGGATACACAGCAGGTGATGTATTAACTGCTAGGGGAATACCTCATTCATCTTCTAATTCACAGTCAGTTAATCTTACAGTTTCTTCAGTATTTTCTGCTGTTAATAAGGGAATTCAAATCATCGGAAGTAAAAAAGTTGGAAATGACGGGTTCTTCCCAATCGAGTCAGTAACTCCAAACACAATTACATACACAAATGCTAATGGTGCTGATGAATCCGCACAAAGTTTTGAAACTTATCCCTCTGCAATTATTTCCAATGAAGCATTAAATGTCCAATCAGTATCATATAATTCAGCAGATGACATAAGTACAATTACAGTCACTAGTTCATCTTCTCCACATTTATTCTTTGCTGGAGATAAAGTTTATTTCTCGGGCATAGTTTCAGATACCTTTGATGTTACTAGTGTAAATAGTGCTACTCAATTTGAAGTTTCTGGTAATGCATCTTCTCAAACAGGAAAAGTTTATCTAATTCCTATAGCACCATCTTTAAGTAATTCTAATAAATCAAATGAAAATCTTTCTTCTAGACAATATCCTTTAATATCAGAACTTCAAAAGAGATGCTCTTCTTCTGTCGGACAAAATGCATCATCAATTTCTGTCGGAAATTCTAGAGGTTTGAGTAAGTCAGATTTCATTCAGATTGATGAAGAAATTATGATGATTACTAAAGTTAATGGATCATCATTGAGCGTTTTAAGAGGATTATTTAATACTAAGCAAACATCACATTTAGACGATTCAATTGTAACTAGAATTTCTCCAATTCCTGTTGAATTAAGAAGAAACTCTATCTTAAGAGCATCAGGACATACTTTTGAATACACTGGATTTGGTCCTGGCAACTACTCAACTGGTATGCCAACCAATCAAGACAGGGTATTGACAGAAGATGAAATTTTAATTTCCCAGTCATTACCAACTCGTGGTGGATCAGTTCTCTACACTGGTATGAATAGTAATGGGGAATTTTATATTGGAAGAAGAAAAATTAATGCCCTTACTGGAGAAGAGCAATTTGTAGGAGTTCCCCAATCAATAAGTCAATCAAACTATTCAGATGAACTCACTGTAAATAACCTGACAGTTACTAATAATCTTGATGCCTCTTCTGCTACAACAGAATTTAAAGATATTCAAGTTAACAGAGACTTGAATGTTGGAAGAAATCTAACTGTTGGGGGAACAATTTCCGGAGAACTTCAATATTCAGTTTCTGAAGGAGATGGATTAACTGGAGGAACCTTTGATAATACTTCAGATAAAACGATTGCTCTCGGAACTCCAAGCAGCATTACATCAACTTCAACTAATGGAGTTACTGCAAATAGTCATACTCATACATTAGCAAATGGATCAGTTACAACTGACAAGTTGGATGGAACTAATGGTTCTGAAGCAGTAACATCTGCAAAAATTAGAAGTGGAGCAGTTACTTCAACTAAATTAAATGGTGGACAAACTGATACTGCTCCAATTTTTGGAGCAAGAGCTTGGGGTAAAATGATAAATGGAAAAACAAGCACCCCAACAGTAGAATATGGTGGAAATGTTCAGGTGACAGTAACCAAAACAAGCACAGGAAGATACTTATTTGTCATGGAAAACAAACTCCAAAATAATGCTCAAGATACTGGTGTATATTCTCCAGATACTGGCGAATCTACTTGGAGTAATCAAAAGTTTATTGTTATAGCAAATCCAGGAACTGATGATGAAGATCACATTTGCTCTATAGATGCTGCCGCAGGACCAGGAAACGGAGAATTTGCAATTAAAACTTTTGACACTAGAGGAAATCAAGTACTAGCAGATACTGATGTTATTTACTTTGTTGTTTTTGGTTAATTACATTATCTAATAAATAACTTTATAGACAGGGGGATAGTGGAACCCAATGGCATCACAAGATAGTTTTTTTAAGGTAAAAACAGGTCTAGGAGTAGGGACAAATACTTTATACGCAGATGCTGAATTTAAGCAAGTTGCAATTGGAGCAACTTCTGGTGACTATACATTAGATGTATATGGCACAATCTATGGTGATGCTGATGTTTTAGTTGATAATAATGTTGGTATTGGAACAACAATTCCATATCAGAGACTTGATGTTAGGGGAGTTGGTATAGCATATACCATCGGTATTGGAACAACTAACCCAGAGCAAATATTCCAAGTTAATCCATCAGATGAAAATCCAGTTGTTATAACTGGATTGGGTTCATTTGGTATAGGAACCATAAATCCGGAACAAGCATTTCAAGTCAATCCATCAGATTCAAACCCAGTTGCGATTACTACTGGGGGAAAAATTGGTATCCGATTTACTGATCCTGGTGAATATGATTTAAGATATCAACCAGAAGGTGGTGGATATGATATTGTAATTAATTCCTCTGGATTTATTGGTATTAATGAACTCAATCCAGAATATAATTTAGATATTGCTGAAAATATAAGAGTATCTGGATTTGCTACTATTACAACAGAGTATGTTGGTGTATCTACAATTGGAGTAGCAACCATTGGATCAGAAGTAGTAGGATTTTCCACTATAGGTGTTGCTAGTATTACCAGTGAAGTCGTAGGGTTCTCCACAATTGGAGTAGCGTCTATTACCCGTGAAGTAGTAGGATTTTCTACTATAGGTGTTGCTAGTATTACCAGTGAAGTCGTAGGGTTCTCGACTATAGGTGTTGCATCAATCACAACAGAAGTAGTAGGATTTTCTACTATAGGTGTTGCTAGTATTACTTCGGAAGTAGTAGGATTTTCTACTATTGGTGTTGCTAGCATTACCAGTGAAGTAGTAGGGTTCTCGACTATAGGTGTTGCATCAATCACAACAGAAGTTGTAGGGTTCTCTACTATTGGAGTAGCATCTATTACTTCTGAGGTAGTAGGGTTCTCCACCATAGGTGTTGCATCAATTACTAATGAAGTTGTAGGGTTCTCTACTATTGGAGTAGCATCTATTACTTCTGAGGTAGTAGGTTTCTCCACGATTGGAGTTGCTAGTATCACTAATGAAGTAGTAGGGTTCTCCACCATAGGTGTTGCATCAATTACTAATGAAGTAGTAGGGTTCTCCACCATAGGTGTTGCTAGTATTACCCGTGAAGTAGTAGGATTTTCTACTATAGGTGTTGCTAGTATCACTAACGAAGTAGTAGGATTTTCTACTATAGGTGTTGCTAGTATCACTAACGAAGTAGTAGGGTTCTCCACCATAGGTGTTGCTAGTATTACCCGTGAAGTAGTAGGATTTTCTACTATAGGTGTTGCTAGTATCACTAACGAAGTAGTAGGGTTCTCCACCATTGGAATTGCCTCAATTACAAGAGAGAATGTATTAGATTCTGAAATAGAAAATCTTTTAGTAACTGGAATTACAACAACCGCAAAACTAGATGTTGGAATTGGAGCAACATTAGTTAAGGTTCGTGGATTCGGTATCACCACAGTTACTGATTTAGATGGAAATGAAATTAAGGAAATTAATCCTATAGTAGGTATCAATACCACAGAACCAACAAGAACTCTTGATGTTGCTGGTGATTTAAGAGTTCGTGGTGAAGTTATTGATTCAAATAATCAAGTTGGATTTGCTTATTCAGTACTTGCTTCTGCTGGTGCTATTGGAATTACTGGCAGATTTATTGATGGAGCAAATCTTTTAATTCGCAATAAGGAATTTATTGCCGAAGAAATTGTTGGTTTTATCACCTCCACTGATGGTTTATTTGGAGCATATGGTCCCAATTTTGATTATGGTCCAGTTGGAGTTACAACTGGTAGAGAAAAGTGTAAGAGAGATATTGGACTAATTATTGATGCTATCGCATTTGATATCACAAAAGGAGGAAACTCAAAGTCTGTTGGTGCAGGCATTTCATACTCTTTGGGCAATTATCTAGAAAGTAGTTCTCCAGCACCAACTGGTCTGGAATCTTATCCAGGTGGATACGTAAAGTATGCAACTCTTGCTGGAATTAGTTCAATTGCAACTTTAGCACAGTATGTAATTAATAATTCCAGACCTCCAGTATCATATCAATCTGGCATCTCAAGTGTATCACAATTAATTGACCTAGAAATTGTTGCAGACGGAGATTCAAATACAAACATTCTTGGTTGTGCGAATGTATTATCAGCAATTCATAGTGCTGTTGGTATTGTTACCACAATTATTGGAGTTGGATATACTGCGTCAGGAATTACTACCAACTATCCTTCTGGGGAGTTGGTATGGCAACCACCAGGACCAAGAATTGGAAATGAATGGTTTGTTAATAAATTAGGAGATGATGGAAATGGAGGAACTGGTCCAGGAGATGCTTTCCTTACTATTAAAAAAGCAGCATCTATAGCACAACCTGGCGACACAATTAAAGTATTTGCAGGTCTTTATATTGAAGATGCTCCAATCTCACTCAATGAAAGAGTTGCCGTAGTTGGAGAAGATTTAAGAAGAACTCTTGTTACAACTAGAGATTTGACTGATTTATTCTATGTTAAGAGAGGTTGTTACGTTGCTCAACTATCTTTTGTTGGACCAAGCAATCCAGGAAAAGCAATGGTGTCCTTCCCAACGAGAGGGTATGGATATGCTGATGGAACTGAGGAAAATTGGCAGTCACCTTACGTCCAAAACTGCACTAACTTTGTTCCAGATAGCATTGGAATGAGAATTGATGGAACCAGGGCAGGTGGTTTCAAGTCAATGGTTCTGGATGCTTATACGCAATATAATCAAGGTGGTATCGGAGTATCAATTACAAACTTTGGATATGCCCAGTTAGTTTCACTATTTACAATTTGCTGTGATACTGCAGTTTTCTGTGATACTGGTGGTGTTTGTGACCTCAATAACTCCAACTCCTCATTTGGAAACTTTGGTTTAGTATCCAATGGTGCAACCCCACTCCAATATACTGGAGAGATTGTTTCTGATCCGGAAGGGGATAACGTCGATAGTTTAGTTATTAATGTTGGAGTTGGTGCATCTCAAGAATTTAAAGATTCAGTTACAATTTTAAGAGCAAATAAAGATTTTATTGCTTCTGAAGTTGTTGGATTTATTATTTCATCAGATGGTCCATTTGGTGCTGCTGGAACAGTATTTGATTATGGACCAATAGGACCCGAAAAGGGAAGAGAAATCTGCAGAAGAGATAGTAAGATTATAGTAGAACAGATATGCTCTGATATTTTAACATTGGGCAATTTAAACTCAATAGATGCTGGATTAGCATATCGTGATTCGGAGGATGGATCATTAACATATTTGAATGAAACTTCCCCTCCCCCAACAGGACTATCTACTGGTTACGTTAAGAAATCAGAAATTGCTGCTATTGAAAAAATTGTTGACTTATCATATTATATCGTAAGAAACGAAGATGTTCCAACATCTTATCAGACTGGTGTTGGTTCTTTCCCTCAAGTTAAATTAACTGGAATTACAACATCAGCGCAAATAGATTCCTTCATTGAATCTCGTGCCGGAATCATCACTAGTATTATTGGAATTGGAACAACTGCTGTTCCAGCACAAATACTTCCAAAGGGACAAAGACCCTATGATGGACAGATTGCAGTTATTGATACTCAATATTATTTTGTATCTAGAATTGAAGTTACTAATCCAGGATCTGGATATGACCCAACAATTCCAGTTAATGTTACTGTAGATCTTCCCGAAAATTCTGAGTTATTCATTCCAGCAGAAGCAGCAATATTTGAAAATAATATTAATGAAGACGGGACTATCGCAAGTGTAGAAATCTTGGTTTCTGGAACTGGTTATGCAGGATACGGAGTTTCAGTTATAATTGACCCTCCTGGGGAAGGAGGAACTCAAGCAGAAGCAGTTGCTGTAATGGAAAAATATTTCTTCAATCCAGTATCGTCAACTCCTGTTTCTGTTGGAGGAACTACCACAGTTACCTTTGATGAATTTATTACATACTCTCCACTTGTCGGAGTTGGTGATACAGTGTACTTCTATCAATCAAGTAAAATCATTGCAAGTAGCATCACATTTGAATACATCGGTACTGGTATAAATATTGTAAATGCTATTCCATCAAAAGGAGCAGTTCCAATTGATGAAAATCAGGTAGTTGCTACTAATGGAGGAAAAGTTCCATTCACAAGCACTGATCAAAGTGGTGATTTTAGAATCAGTGAAGGTATTACGATTAATCAAAATACTGGAACTATTAGTGGTCAAGCATTTAGCAAGAGCCTTCAGGCAGAAGTTACTCCATTAATTATTGCATTACAACAATAAAAAACCATGGCACAACAACCTTTAAATCAATATAAAACTATTACTGGTATTGTAAGTACTTCCGCAGAAGAAATTTACAGAACTAGAACTGGATATACTACAATTGTTCTCTATGCCCAAGTTGCCAACACTGGAGTTGGGGTAGGCACGGTTTCTTTCTATCATCAAAGAGAAACTAGAAGTCAGGCTGGAGTTACTACAAGTCAAAGTGAAATCTTATTCCAAACTCCAGTTCCTCCAAACGATGCCTTAATTATGTTGGATGGAAGATTAGTATTGGAAAGAACTGCTTTAAAAACTGATAGCATTAGATTATCAGGAATTTCAACTTCAAATCCAAATCATTTGAAATATACAGTTTCTTTATTAGAAACTCTCAATCAATAATTAATAATAAATAATCTTAAAGGGGGATAGTGGAACCCAACTATGGCAAAGTATTTAAGCAGAAGAGTTGTAAGAACACCTCAATCAAGATTAACTCCTGATAGATATCAGTTTCTGGGGTTAAATCAAGCTGAGCCTAATTTGGGTGATCCTCCTGGAGATGAACTTCCAATCGGTCCTCAATATATGCTGGTATCCGTTGATGGATATCCAGGAGAAAGATATTGGGTCACTATTCCGCCAGGACAAATTGAACTCGGAATTACAGTTCGTGATGAAGGTGAAATTATTGGTGGACTTGCTGGAATTGGATCTATTACTCAGTTAAACTTTGTTGGTCGTGGGGTCAGTGTAACTGGAGTTGTAGAACCTGGAATTGGAATTGCGACAATATATGTTGGAGATACTTCCCTTTATATTAATGAACCAACAGATTCTTCCCCAAGATATATTGGATTTACAAGTATAACTGCTACTGGAATCACAACAATTCTGGATATTTCTTCAGAAAACTTGGTATTTATTCCAAGTACAGGAAATCTTGGTATAGGATCTACTCAACCACAATATAATTTAGATATTGGATATGGAACTACCCTGAAAATTGGAGGGGATTTAGTAGATAGTTATGGAAACTTAGGACCTATATCTCAAGATAGATACTTAAAATCATTAGGCCCTGGATTAGGTGTAACTTGGTCTACTGCTCTAGGAGAAACAGGTCTCCAAGGACTTCAGGGAATTCAAGGAAGACAAGGTGTTCAAGGAACTACAGGTTCGCAAGGTATCCAAGGAATTCAGGGAGTTCAAGGAAGACAAGGAATTCAAGGTCAATTAGGAAATCAAGGCACTCAAGGTACTCAAGGTACTCAAGGCACTCAAGGAATTCAAGGTCAATTAGGAAATCAAGGTATCCAAGGAATTCAAGGTATCCAAGGAATTCAAGGTACTCAAGGAATTCAAGGAATTCAAGGTACTCAAGGTACTCAAGGTACTCAAGGCACCGAAGGTTCTCAAGGAACTCAAGGAATTCAAGGTCAATTAGGAAATCAAGGAATTCAAGGAATTCAAGGTGCTCAAGGCACCGAAGGTTCTCAAGGAATTCAAGGAGTTCAAGGAGTTCAAGGAACTCAAGGAAGGCAAGGAGTTCAAGGCACCCAAGGTACTCAAGGATTATCTGGAGAGATTGGTTCTGAAGGACCTCAAGGTACTCAAGGTACTCAAGGCACTCAAGGAAGACAAGGAATTCAAGGAACTACAGGTTCCCAAGGTATCCAAGGAATTCAAGGAATTCAAGGAACTCAAGGTACTCAAGGAACTATAGGATCAACTGGAGATGCTGGATCTCAAGGAACTCAAGGAATTCAAGGTCAGTTAGGAAATCAAGGAACTCAAGGAACTCAAGGAACTCAAGGAACTACAGGTTCTCAAGGAAGACAAGGAATTCAAGGAATTCAAGGAATTGATGGTCCAGTAGGAGCTATAGGATCACAAGGTATTCAGGGAACGCAAGGAACTCAAGGAACTCAGGGAGTTCAAGGTGCAGTTGGATTCAGTGGAACTCAAGGTACTCAAGGTATTCAAGGCAGTCAAGGTAGACAGGGAATTCAAGGACAAACTGGTTCAGGAAATCAAGGTATCCAAGGAATTCAAGGTACTCAAGGAATACAAGGAATACAAGGAATACAAGGTATTCAAGGAATTCAGGGAACTAAAGGTGATGATGGCACTTCAATTAATATTGTAGGAACATTAGCATTAACTCCTGGAAGTGAAATTACTGAGTTAAATGCTGCATTCCCCTCTGCAAGTCTTGGTGATAGTGTAATTGATAGTAATACTGGAAATTTATGGGTATCCGATGGAAGTAGTGGGTGGACTAATGCAGGAAATATTCGTGGTCCACAAGGCATCCAAGGTATTCAAGGAATTCAAGGTCCTCAAGGAATTCAGGGAACTCAAGGAAGACAAGGAGTTCAAGGACAATCTGGATCTGGTTCTCAAGGAATTCAAGGTATTCAGGGTAGACAGGGAATTCAGGGGGTTCAGGGACAATCTGGTTCTGGTTCTCAAGGAATTCAAGGTACTCAAGGAATTCAAGGTGCTCAAGGAATTCAAGGATCAGATGGTTTTAGAGGTATTCAAGGTACTCAAGGCACTCAAGGTACTCAGGGAACTCAAGGAAGACAAGGAGTTCAAGGTCAATCTGGAACTGGAAACCAAGGAATTCAAGGAATTCAAGGTTCTGAAGGAACTCAAGGAAGACAAGGAGTTCAAGGACAGTCTGGAACTGGAAACCAAGGCATTCAAGGCCCACAAGGAACTCAAGGAAGACAAGGAGTTCAAGGACAATCTGGATCTGGTTCTCAAGGTATTCAGGGTACAGCTGGAACTAGTCAAGGTATCCAGGGCATCCAAGGAATCCAAGGTAGGGCAGGTCAAGATAGTGATGTTGCAGGACCTCAAGGAATTCAGGGATTCCGTGGAAATCAGGGAATTCAAGGATTAACTGGAACTGGAGCTTTAGGACCTCAAGGAGTTCAGGGATCCCGTGGAAATCAAGGTATTCAAGGATTAACTGGAACTGGAGATTTAGGACCTCAAGGAGTTCAGGGATCCCGTGGAAATCAGGGTATTCAAGGACAATCTGGAACTGGAAACCAAGGAATTCAAGGCATTCAGGGTAGACAGGGAATTCAGGGGTTCTTCGGGACACAAGGTATTCAAGGTATAAGCAATCAAGGTGTTCAAGGATTTAAAGGTGATCAAGGCAATCAAGGAATTCAAGGCATTCAAGGTAGACAAGGTATTCAAGGACCAAGAGGACAAGATGCAGATCCAACAACAACTGTAAATACTGCCAAAGAACTTTATGATACTTTCGGATCTGATTATATAAGAGTTCGAGGTGGAGAAACTGCACCTGAGTCCGCATATCTGGAGATTTTGACTGGGGATAATGGAACTGAACCAATTTATGTAAGACAATATATTGGACAAACAAAAGCTCATGAGTTAATTTTGCTTGATGAATCTCAATTTACATATATTCCAAAAGCACTCGGAGTTAATGTAGGTAGTATAGACACTTCATATAAATTGCACGTAGGTGGGAAAGGATTATTTACTAATGATTTAACAACAAATGCTAGGTTAATTTCACTTACAACTACTCAAGCTCCTTTAGCAGTCTCTTCGAATATACTAGTTTCTAATCTGAACGTAGACCTAGTGGACGGATTTAATGCTACCAATGCATCTCCTTGGTTCAATAGAATTCCTGTGGTCGGAGGTCAAGGATCTTTAAATATAGGTAGAAGAATCGAATTCCATACTGTAACTGATGCGAGTACTACATTTACAATCGACAATCCTTCTAATAATGTATTGACTTTTAGTGGATCCATAACTGCCACTGGATTAACTGGAAGTTTGGCAAATGGAGTAACTGCCGGAAATGGATTAACCGGAGGAACATTTAATAACAGTGGCAACGTTACATTTGCAGTTGGAACTCCAAGTAATATCACAAGTACTTCTACTAACTCGGTCACTTCTACGAGTCATACTCACTTATTAGCAGACGGAGCAGTCACAACTAACAAAATAGAAAACGATGCAGTCACGACTGCGAAAATATCAAATGGTAGTATAACTGCTCCTAAACTTAGTGGTGGTCAAACCAATGCTGCGTGCCCGATTTATGGAATAAGAGCTTGGGCTTATATTACAAGTGGAACTACCACCCCTGTCCGTACTGGTTCCGGAAATATAGCAAGTGTCTCTAGAAATGGTAATGGAGATTATACAGTCACATTTTCCGCTTCTACACCACTTCCTAATAGTAATTATGCGGTGGTTGGTACTTGTGGAAGTGATGGAGATCATATAGTCACAGATATAACTGATAAATCCACTACTGGGTTTAGATTCCGCACTCGGGATGTATTTAATAATGCATATCAAAATACTAGCCAAATCCATATAATGGTGATTGGTTAATATAAATACCTAAAAACCCAAATGGCAGTACCAGTAGTAAATCTAACAATAGACCAGGGAACTAGATTTTCTACTTCCCTGAAAATCAAACTAGATGGTGGTGCATTGAATCTTTCTGGATATACATTTTCATCTAAACTAAAGAAGCATTACGGGGCAACAACATCATATCCATTTACAGTTTCTATTGCTTCTACAACAACTGGAACTATTACAATAGGAATGGCAAGTACAATTACTGATGCCATTCCTCCAGGTAGATATGTTTATGATGTTTTATCTACTAATAGTGGGATCACCAATAAGGTAGTAGAAGGTACAGTAATAGTAAAAGGAACTGCAACCTAATGGATATAGAAGTAGAATTAGTCTCATCTCAATATACCATAGAATTCACAACTCCTTCTATTCAAGAAGTACAACCAACCACAACAGAAATTATGAGAATTCAGGATCTAGTAGATTTTGATGATTCAAATACCAATGACAAATATGTAATGGTATATGATTCTTCTCAGCAAAAATTTAAAATGGTTAATCCTGATGAGGTTTTAAATTATGCAGCAGGAGAAGAGACCATACAACCTGGATTAGTTGGGTATGCTTCTACATTCTTAGAAAGATTGGATGTTGATTTGGATGATAAGATTGATTTGGATGCAGGTACTTTTTAATAAATAGTAAAAAGTAACAGAAAATCATGCCAGCACCAGTCTTACAGGTAAAAAGAGGTGCTTTATCAAATCTGCCAGGTCTTAAAGCAGGTGAACCAGCCTTTACAACAGATTCATTTGATTTTTATGTAGGCATTGATAGTACAACAAATAATAATAAGTTTGTTGGTTCTCATAGATATTGGAAAAAAGAGACTGCTTCCAGTGGAAGTGGTGTTAATCTTGTAGAATCAACAAGTGGTTCAGATTTTATTACTCTTGCAGCACCAGCATCAGTAGGTGCAGCAATAACTTATACATTCCCAGGAACTATCACAAATGGTTACTTCCTGAAAACTAATTCAACTGGTGAGTTATCTTGGGATGCTGTAGTGAGTGATTTTAATATTGCAGCAGATTCTGGTTCTCCAGATACAGTAAGCACTGGTTCAACAATTACCTTTACTGGCGGAACTAATGTAAACACTGCAGTAACTGACAACACAATTACTATTAATTTAGATAATGATATTTCAGTTACCAATTTAAATGTTTCTGGGGTTTCTACTTTTGTTGGAGTAGCAACATTTACCACAAGTAATGTTTATATTGATAATCAACTTTATGTTGGTGGACTTGAGATTACTGGTGGTGGTGCTTCTATTGGAGAGGATATCACAGCAAGACATTTAAGTCTATCTGGTATTGCAACAGTAACTGGACTAATTGATGCTAATGGTGGATTAGATGTAACAGGACACACTGAATTAGATAATTTAAATGTTTCCGGAATTACTACATTTTCAGATACCACAGATTCCACTAGCAAAGATAGTGGTGCAATAATTATTGAAGGTGGTGTGGGAATTGAGAAAGCAGTTCATGTTGGTGGAGATTTACATGTTAATGGAAATGTAACTATTGGAGGAACCACAGTTACATTAAAAGGTGAAGATGTTTATATTCAAAACAAAGACATTATTCTTGGATTTACAACTGCAATATCCCCAAATGAGGACACTGCAAATCATGCAGGTGTAGCAATTGCATCTACTGTAGGAAGTCCACTAGCTTCATTTGCTGCTTCTGGAATTAACACACTTCCAGATACTTACAAGCAGTTGATGTGGTTCCAAACTGGAACTCTTGGGTTTTCTACTGATGCATTTGCATTTAACTATGGATTAGCAATTGGAACCACAACAATGGCGAATGGAGTTCGTCTTGCTGTTGGTTCTGGTATCACAATGTCTGATACCTCAATTAGTGCTACTAATTTCTATGGTACTCTTACTGGACCAGTTATTGGTACTGCAACAACTGCAACCAGAGCAATAACTGTTGATACAACTGGAATTGCAACTAATCAAGATTATAACTTAACCTTTACTGATGGATCTGGCACTGGTAAGACTGTAGGTGTTGATGCAGAACTTCTGTATAATCCTAACACAAATACATTATCTGCCCCCAATATCAAGACTGGTGCAGTAAAGGCAGCAGATGGAACAACCTCCATCACAATTAGCAATACTACAGGAAATGTTGGAATTGCAAGCAATTTAACTGTAAGTGGAGATCTATTTGTTCTTGGAACAGCAACAGAAGTCAATACAGATACATTAAAAGTTCAAGACCCTCTGATTGATCTTGGATTGGTTGATAATGGTTCAGGACAATTAGTTCCACCAACATCAGATCTCAATCTTGATATTGGTGTCCTGTTAAACTGGTATAGTGGCTCTGCTAAGAAAGCAGCAGTTTATTGGGATGATAGTGCAGGAAGAATTGGAATTGCATCTGATGTTTCCGAAACAAATAATGTTCTTACAGCAAGTGCTTATGCTGCTGTTGAAATTGGAGCACTTTGGGTAACTGATTGTGCTGGAACTTCACAAGTTATTTCTTGTACTGGCGCAGAAAGATTTCTTGAAAATATTACAGTGGATGCTGGAACCTTCTGATGAATGACATAGATTATCAATCAATATTAGCAGCATATCAGAAAAAGGTATCTGAACTGATAAATCAAGTGATTATCTATGAAGCAAAAATTAATTCTTTGTCATCTACCAATGGTGAATTAATTTCCAAAGTACAGAAGTTGGAAAATCAAAAAACTACTAGAAAAAAACCTGAGGATTTTGCATAAGATAATACTTATAAATAAGATGTTGGTATATACCAACACCTAAGGTTTTTACCAGACATGAGGTTGAATGGCTGATCCAAAACTTAAGTTCAAAAGATCTTCTGTACCAGGCAAAATTCCCAATGAGACGCAGGTTCCTCTTGGTGAAATAGCTATCAATACTTATGATGGCAAAGTCTTTGCTTCAAAAAATGTTGGTGTAGGTACAACAGTTTTTGTAGTGAACCCTTGGTCGGTTGGAACTGGAACCGATAGTTATGATACTTATTTTACTAATGGAAACGTTGGAATAGGAACAACAGATCCAACCACAAAACTTACAGTTCAAGGTGATGTAAGGATCACTGGTGGAATTTACGATTCCAATAATAATATTGGATCTAATGGGAGCGTTTTAACTTCTACAGGTGCTGGAGTTTCTTGGATTTCTGGTTCTTCAGGTGTTCAAGGACTGCAGGGTATTCAAGGAATTCAAGGTCCACAGGGAATTCAGGGAAGACAGGGAATTCAAGGAACTACAGGAACTACAGGAACTACAGGTTCTCAAGGAGTTCAGGGTATTACTGGAGATCAGGGATCCCAAGGAATTCAAGGAACTACAGGAACTACAGGAACTACAGGTTCTCAAGGAGTTCAGGGAAGACAGGGAATTCAAGGAACTACAGGATCTACAGGAACTACAGGTTCTCAAGGAGTTCAAGGAACTACAGGTACAGGTACTCAAGGAATTCAAGGAACTACAGGATCTACAGGAACTACAGGATCTACAGGATCTACAGGTTCCCAAGGAATTCAAGGAACTACAGGTACAGGTACTCAAGGAATTCAAGGAACTACAGGAACTACAGGAACTACAGGAACTACAGGTTCCCAAGGAATTCAAGGAATTACAGGTACTCAAGGAACTACAGGTACTCAAGGTATCCAGGGAAGACAAGGAATTCAAGGTCCTGGTGGTTTAACAACAACTAATGCTGATACTCTTGATAGTCTTGATAGTTCTCAGTTCTTAAGAACTGATGCTGCTGATACTGCTTCCGGTTTTCTAACATTGAGTGGTGGCGCAAATGTAAGTAGACCCACAAGTTCTTGGACTACCTTATATTATGGTATTGTTGATTTGGGAGCTTTTTATACCTCAGGAAGTTTTCGAACTACACTTGTTTCTAATGGATATAGAAATTCTAGTAACCAGTGGACTTCACTATCTGCTGGTGGAAATACTGGAGCCTCTCAGATAGATTTATCCCCAGATGGAAATATTTACTTCTATGGAGATTCATCTAAATCTAACGGATCTTCGTCCAATCCAACTTTGAGGATGACTTTAAGTCCAACTGGAACCCTAACCTTAGGATCCTGCTCTGCAAATACTTTAATCTCAACAGTAGCAACAGGAACAGCACCATTAACTGTTTCTTCCACTACTGTAGTAACTAACTTAAATGCTGATTTACTTGACGGACTTCATGGATCAAGTTTTTTAAGATCTGACAACTCCAACGATACAGCCACTGGATCTATTAGAACTTCAGGAGGAGTAATTGAAGCAGGAAGAACCTCAGGAAGCATTGCATTATCGGCCAATGATGGTTATGGTAATGCTAATGTAGCATTTAATCATTATGCTGGAGTTCCTGATACAACGGGTTCCTCTGGAAGAATTGTATGCGATGTCGATAGTTCTACTGCAAGATTTTCATTTGGATTAAAAAATAGTACTACTTCAGGTGCGGCAGTAGGATTGACTGAAGTTATGAGTATGAGTGAAAGTGGAGTATCTATTCCAGGGACATTAAGTGTAACTGGAACATTGTCCGGTGCATTATCTGGCAATGCTTCCACAGCGACTACCTTGCAAACCACAAGAACTATTTGGGGACAAAGTTTCAATGGAAGTGGCAATGTAACTGGAGCATTGTCCGGCGCCACAACGATATCGGCATCATCTGACATCAGCCTCGGAGGTGAATTAAACTTCACAACCGCCGGAGCAAAGTATGTTGACTTTTATACAGACAATGACGCAGGAACTCTTTCGGCGGTTGCTTTTAGGCTTGTTAATAATGCTTCGAATTCGTTTCACAATGGAATAGTAATGCAGAGGGGTGGGGCTGTTAGTTTATACCATAACAATTCTCTAAAGCTGGCTACAAGTGCGTCTGGGACTGACGTTACAGGAACCCTTACTGCTGCTACATTCTCCGGGGCACTGCTCGCCGCATCCGGATCAATCACAACTCCTGGAGTCGCATCATCTGGTGACACCAACACCGGCCTGTGGTGGGAGTCGGCAGACAAGCTCACGGTGGTCGCTGGTGGTGCGCGGGCTGCTTACTTCAACGCAACTGAGCAGATCAACTACGGCGCTATTTACATCACCACAGCAGATGATGTTGCAGCTGATGCAACAACGACGACCAGGGATTCGGGGGCACTCTATTTCAGGGGCAAGTACTGGAACGGCAGTACATCTGCAAACGCAGACTGGCGTATTTACAACGACATGGATGGCACGGGGCCAAATGGTGTACTGAGATTTACTTGGCTGGGAACGTCAAAGGTAGCCTTCGACGAAACTGGTTTAGTCTCCGCCACCACCTTCTCCGGCAGTGGTGCATCGCTTACTTCTCTGAACGCCAGCAACATCAGCTCCGGCACCATTGGAGATGCCTATCTCCCGGCCACTATCAGTTCCGACATTACCGGCAATGCTGCCACATCCACATCGACTACAACGCCCACCTTCGTAGGTGATGCAGTCACCAGGGATGATATCACCACTAGGATCGATACCGGGTTCTACGAAACGAGCACCGGCACAACTGCCGAAGGTTGGCCAACCAATAGTGGCGGATATCACCACCTAATATCGGCGACGCACAGCAACAATTCCAACTATTTCGCTCTACAAATTGCGTCGAGATTTGACACGCAAGAATTGTATTTCCGCAACACTAGTGGAAGCGGTACGCAGGCATGGAGCACGTTGCTACATAGCGGCAACGTCAGCAGTTACCTCACATCTCTTAATGCCAGCAATCTTACCTCGGGAACAGTCCCTGATGCTCGGATCTCTGGTGCATACACTGGAATTACTGCAATCAATGGATCCGGGATAGGCGGAACCAGTGGAGACTGGTGGACAAAGATACCTCTCATCTCTGGTGGAGGCGTGCTGGAGATTGGGAGATACATTGATTTTCATAGTGCCGCTGCTGGAACCACAGACTTTGATGTAAGAATAGAATGTACTGGAAGTAATGCCATTACTTTTGGCACATCAACAGCGGTAACAGCAGGTACATTTACAGCATCCTCTGATATAAAACTGAAGAAAAATATCAAAACTCTTACTAATTCATTAGAAAAGGTATTAAGTCTTCGTGGTGTTGAATATGATCGTATAGATATAGAAGGTCATCATATTGGTGTAGTTGCTCAAGAAGTAGAACAAATTATTCCTGAAGTTGTTTCAGAAAGCAATGGGACCAAATCTGTTGCTTATGCAAACTTAGTTGCAGTTTTAATTGAAGCAATTAAAGAGCAACAAGAGCAAATAAATAATCTCGAACATCAATTAATTGAATTGAAAAAATGACAGAACAACAAAATCACTTAAAAAGTATCATTGAACAGCAAAAGACTTTGATTTCAGAAATTAATGAACTGAACTCAACTCTTGCTATAAAAAAGGAAAATTTTACTAAACTTCAAGGAATTGTAGAATATCTAACTTCACTTGGAGTTACTTTGGATGATAAAGTAGAAGAAACTCCTGAAGAGACTTTATTGGAGAATTGATATTTTATGGCAGTTCTTGGTGCTACTTCACTTACTGGATGTACTTCTATACCATCTTTCATTGGATCTGGATCCAAGATGGTTTTTAGAATGGCAACTACTCCTGTCAGTTGGACTAAAGATACTACTGTAAATGAAGGATCTCTTCGTGTTGTAAATGGTTCTGTTTCTCCTGGAGGAAGTATAACTTGGTCTCAATGTTTTGCCACTAGACCTTTTAGTGCAAGTGTTCAACCTAATACTGATGGATGTTCTGTTCAACCTGCAACTGTAACAGTAACAATGACACAATCTTCAGCTACAGCAGCATCAACTGGTCTTTCTGCATTACTAGAAGCACAAATAAATCCACATACCCATCAGTGCAATACGCACCCAGCTTCACAGGTGTCCTTGTCTCCAGGAACAACACCTTATTATGAGTCTAGGGCTAATACTGCATTTCAATCTGCAGGTCCAACACCTGCTGCAGGAGGTCAACACAGTCATACAGTAGTTAGTCAGCACACACACCCATTTCCAGCAAATTCTCCTCATACTCATGCAATTTCTGGAGCACATGACCACACAGGAAACTCTGGAAGTGTTGATTTTAATTTAACTTATGTTGATATGATTATTGCAACTAAGGATTGATAAAAAATGGCAGTATTAACAGTAGATAGTTTAACGGGTTGTAGTTCAATACCAAGTTTTCTTGGTGGATCTGGAGATACTCCATCAAATCCATCTATTATGATTTTTCATCAGTCCAACGCTCCTACACCTTGGACAAAAAATACATCAGCAGGTGTTAATAATATTGGATTAAGAGTAATTGGTGGTGCTAATGGTACTGCTTTATCCTCTGGTGGCACTTTACCATTTACTCAAACTTTTACAAGTAGATCAGTAGGACCATTTACTACGGGATCACAAAATCTAATAGGAACTCAAATTACTCAAGCAACTGTTTCATTTTCTCCTGCTGTAACAGCAGATATGAGTGGATTTCCTGGTGCCACTCAACCAGCAACAGTAAC